GATTTTGCGTCGTATAAGGCAATCTTTTCATCGGAGTAATTACTTTCTCCGTCAAGCGAACTCAATCTCAATTCCAGATACGCAAGTACTACAGCTTTTATTTTTTTCATTTCCAGTAATCTAATTTAAATTTAGTCGGATGCCCCTTAGTGGGGATAGGGTCTATAATCTCGCATATCAAATAATTACGAAACATCTTCAAATCGTATTCTGTACAACACAATTCAAAGTCTTGTCTATGCGGCTCAGCTCCTATAGGTGTCTTGGTTTGCACTTCAAGTGGCAACTTGTCAAACTCCTTCCAATCCACGTATATGCCTACACATCTTCTGAAATTAAATTCCGAAAAGGGTTCACCGACGAGTAGGAATTGCGGTGTTACTATACCTCTCAATTTGCGAAAATCCCTCTTTGCCTGTTCCAAATCACCGAGTCCGAAACAGAAGCCAATGGCGGTTGACTGACGCCCTAATGCAGCGTGTTCGGTTAAGTTTTGTACCGTTTTCTTACGCATCAGTTTGTTCTTTTCCTTTCCAGACATGTATCTGTATATCTGCTTATTCATTCCACGTAATCGTCATAAATGGTTAATGTATCAACTCCCACTATCACTTCGCCCACAAGGTCTATGAACTGCATGAGCTCTGTAAGTCCCGAAATGGAAAGTATGGCTTCGTCGTAACATTCCGTATTTAGCCTTAGTCTGCTGCTGTAATACACTTTGGTTCCTTCTTCAGTTCTCACCTTGAACCCTGCATCTTCGATAAGACAGAGCATGTCTGTCGTTATGGCTGCATCGGCTGCCACGCTCGCCTGTTTTAATATAAAGTTCTTCATAATTCTTTGTCTTTATTCCCTCCCGACAGGGCGCAGTACAGAAAGAGTACTGCTGCTATCAGGAAGATAATTAGTAATGTTTTCATTTTTTCTGTGGGTAAAGTTCCTCGTTAACATTATGTAGAGTAATATTCGGAATGGTGTGGGTTTCTGGGTCCAGCCCATTCTTACGACAATAGATTTTCCAAGCTTCGATACCGTGGGGGCGCTTCATTTCCTCCTCACGCTTACGTGCTTCCTCTTCGGCTTGGCGCTTCTCTTCGGCAATACCCCTTGCAGAAAGCAAATCCTTTTCGAATTCAGAAAGAGACATCATAATATCTTGCGGATTGACGGTATCACCTCCGTATAGCTTTCTGTATTCACCATTGGTGAAAGCGACAAAGAAAAAGTCAAGCTCAGCAGGTGTCATGTAGTAGAACTTATCACAGATGCGCTGAGCCAGCATTTTAACTTGATAATCTGTAATTTTGCCAAAAGCGCCAAGATAAGTAAAAACCTCGATAAGTTTCTTCTTAATCCAAAACGCCAGTTCTTCCGGTCTTTGCTTACGTATAGAACTGATAGCCCTTTGGTTGCGCCCCACTGCATCGGAAAGAGAAGTAGGCGGCAGATATTTATTCTGCGCCAAGTATTCTTGCTGCTTTTTCTGCAAGCTGTTGCGTCCTTCTTGATTCGTCATTTCCCTTAAATATTATTTCATCGTTCCAACATTCGCCGTTAAGATACGTGAGAGGATCCTTGCGGTAATTCTTATCACTTGTTGCTTGAACATAAGCCGGAGTTGCTTTCATGCAGGCAATCTTTTGGCTCGCTGAAAGTCTATTCCATTTTGCTTCCGATTTCTTGCGACCACGTTTTTTGTCGTAAACATTCCACCAATCAGAAAAAGCCGGGACTTTGCCGACAGGTTCCTCAGTAATGAAAATATCGACTTGTTTATAGAACTTCCCATTAATCACCCATTGGGCACCAGTGATAAAAGCCTCTTGCAAGTCTTTCCTGTCTGGAGCATATTCTTTTGCCTTCTTAGGGGCATCATTTAAATCCATCATATTTAATTGGTTTAATCAGTATATCGTTAAGCGTTCTGCTGTAAGAGAGTCTCTTCTCCTCCAATAAGGAGTTAAGGCTCTCCGACAGGTCTTTTTGAACGGCATTTTTCAATCTCGAATAAAGAACACCCTGCGGAACATGGTTCTCATCGGGCATCAAGTCTTTAATCTTCTTGACGATGTAGCCATTAAAGTCTCCATTCATAACTTTAGAAAGGAAGTTCAGACTTCTCCTCCTCAGAAAGAGAAGGCGCAGAATTAATTTCTTCGGCGGTAGGCTTATCGGGAGCTTTTTCCTGCCACTCCTTTAGGTCGCCGATAATAAATTTGTTGCGCTCCTCTTGAGGAGTACCCTTTGGGGCGGTGCTAATGAAATGAGTATCACCGAACTGGGAAGGCGATTTGCGCTTAGTAACAGTAACATTGAGGAAAAGATGAGTAGAGCCATCCTTCATCTTAACACTCTTAATAAGATTCTTGTCAATCTTAGACAGGTCTATGCTGCCAATCATAAAATCACTCATAAGTATTTTTTTAAATTTAGATCAAGTTCTTTAGCGATCTCGTCCGGGTCGAGATTATTTTTGTCAAATGCCTTTTTTGCACATTCGTTGAGCATTCTCCGGTCTTGCCCCTTCTTGGCGACAATCTCGCCAGCGAGCTGAAAGTCGTGAGACATTCCGACTTCCTTAGCCAGATCGTCAGAAACGACAGCCCTCGTAACAAAATCCCATTTCTCCCGAATATCCTGCAAGTCAGCAAAGCGGTATTGTTTGCGAAGGTCAACACCGTAAACCTTACGCTGCAAGTTGAAGTAATCATCAAACCATACTGCACTCGTGGCAAGCATGCCTTGAGCAGCGGCAATATAAGAAATGGTATTGCGGTGGGGCACGTTCAATCTTGTCAAGACCGCAAGGATAGAGAGCCGGAGCATATCAATATGAGGCTGCATGACGGACTGATAATTGTCAGCCATATCAAGATATATCTGTATGCGCTTTTTATCCGGAAGTTCCGAAAACAAAGACTGTTCATACATTTTAAACCCTTTCATTGCGAGGTTTGCCCATTTCTTAACTTCCCTTTTGTACAAAGGAGACTGGCGCAGAGAATTATATGCGTCAAAAAGAGCGAACCCGGCAAGATCGTTGATACAGTATATGATAGTAGACATGTTGCGTTTTGCCGCTATCGCACGAGCCACTTTATCAATAGCCATGTTATATTCAATACGCTTGCAAAGCTGCTGCTTGGTTGTGGTGGAGAAAGTAACACCCGTTCTCTCCGGCATCGGTGGAATTTCAATTGATGCAGTAGGCATGCGCTTGCTCCTCCTTAGCTTCGTTAATCATCTGTGCGGTGTCGAGCTTTTGTTGCAGCTCATAATTCTTTTTATTCAAAGCATCACGCTCGGAACGGGCTTGTCCAATAAGTACGATACTTGTAACGATAGAGAAGACCAAGGTTCCCAACACATAAAAATATGGGTAACGCTTGACGCTGGAGTTAAACATGGAACACAAAGCATAGCCGATATTGGCTACACCTTTAATGAAATATCTGCTGCCTTCTTTAAGGCGCTCTACCGGAGTGAGGTTTTCTATATTCTTCATATTCCTGTAATTTTTAAATCATAGATTCATTACGTTCAATCTCCCGTTCACACCATTTTATACTAACGGTATCGTCGGGATCGGGGATTTCAATGCCGCCAATGGAAGCCCACGCCATAAAATTGCGGATAGCCGAGGACATTTCAGAAGACGAGAGGTCGGCAGACGAACGGAAGGTCTTGATTTCCTTGCCCAATCTATTGACCTTTGTCCGTTTGAAGATTTGAGGACATGCCTGTCGTTTCATGTATATCTCAGAAGCTTCAGTTTCAGTGCATCCATATTGTAGCGCAAAGTAGCGGAGCATGAAGTGGTAGAAGCGGTTTTGCGGAGAAGTACGCTGTTTCCTCGGTTTACGTATCTCAATTTTCGCCTTTTCATTACAGGCTTTTTCAAAAACCTCAGAAGCAGCGAGGAAATCGCGAGGGTCGTTAAGGTCGTAAATCATATAGCTTACAGATTAAATGGAGGTTGAGTGTTGCGGATTCTCTGGAAAATGTTTCTACCCACAAGAGCCTTGATATATGCTTTAAGGTTGGCATTCTCTTTTCTGTATTTGCTAATAAGAGCTTCATGAGCTTTCAAGTCGTCTTTATACTGGGCAGCTTGCACACCTATGATGTGGCGGAGGCGCTGGACTTCTGATAAATCCTCTTCGGGTTTTGTTTTTTGTTTAGTCATATCTTATAGATTTATTGTTAGATTCTTTTCAGCGATAAAAGTAGGCACCGCAAAACGGGATGCTGTGCGAGTCTTAAACTGCGCTGCATCAGAATTGCGTGATGAGAGATGTATGAGCACAATGTTTTTGCTTTTCTCGGCATGACATCTGCCAAGATTGAGCAGACAGTTGTCAAGAGACATGTGAGAAACCATAAGACGTTTTCGCTGACCGCAGTCAATCTTTCCCTTACGGACATTCTCTTTGAGAATATCATCGGAATAATTAGCCTCGATTAGGAAATGGTCAACATTTTGGAACTCGTAAGGAAGAGTATATGTATCGGTGGCGAATAACAGCGTTCCCATATCTTTATGGTGGACGATAAACCCAAAGTTCGGGACATCGTGCTTAACCTCGAAAGGAGTAACACGGAAAGAGCCGAAACTATAAGTCCTGCTTTCCTGCATGATTATCGGGTATAAAAGTCCGACCTTCTTATTTGCCACGTCTTGATTACACCCGATACGAATACCAAGTTTAGAATAAGCCGTAGCATAGAGGGAGTGATCGCCATGAGCATGGGAAACGACACACCCGCTAATGGCATTCACTCGATAGTCGACACCTTTAATCATTTCCTTAGCCTTGACACCAGCCTCGATTAGGAAAATCTCACCATCATCGGAAATGAGAGCATACCCATTCCCGGATGATGATGAGCCAAGAATATGAAGTTTCATCAGATAGGGCACTCTTCAACGTTTTCCTTAATCTCCTCGACCTGCGCTTCCTCAACCGCCTGAACGTCAAAGACAGGTTTGGCTTCGGTATTTTCCTCGTCACGCTGAGCGACAGGGGTATCGCTTTCGTCTTCGGAAAGAGCATTCATCATTTCGATAGAGAGATATCCATACTTGCCGAGAAGGCGGCGAAGAACGGTTTTTATCGCCATTGAATTAAAATCACCTTCCCATCCAATCTTTCCACTTGGTCCATTGACAGCTTGGTCGTTAGCCATATCGCACAACTGGTCAATAGAAGGAAGTGGGTTCTTCTCTGTGTTCCGTTTAAATGTTGGCGAGTATTTGAGAGCGTAGTTCGCCATATCATTAAGCGACATGAAGAGAGTTTTCTTGAAGCCGTTGATGGTTTCAAAATGCGCAAAGTAGCCCTCAACCCTTTCAGAGGTTTTATCACCCGACAAGTCGATAGCTCCCGACAATTTATCCTTGCCTTTCAACTCTCCCTCGTACACAATATCAGCATTAATGTTGCGATACTGACCGGAACGTAGTGCAAGCTGGAGCAATCCTTTCCACCCGAGAATGAGGGTAGGGGTAGGAACGGCTTTCCTTGCCACCTTATCCCAGTTGTTGTAAACGACAATGTAAGCATACCCTAACTGCTTGTTGAGCGGAAGTTTCAAGGTTGCAGCCTTGATAGCCTCCTGTACGACTTTCTTCTGGTCGCACTTTTGGAGTTGGGTGTCGTTGGTGAACACCTCGACAAGAGAAGTGGCAAATGTGCCGGAGTTCTTGCCTAAAACCTGTTTGAGCTGGTTTTGAACATAGTTGCCGTTAACAGAGTTTGTGAACGACATGACAGCCTGTTGCGCAGGAGTCAATGCTTTTTTAGTAGTTACTGCTGTTTCCATTTATTTTATAGTTAAAGTTTCTTCTTCGGACACGAACAGTCGTATCTGCTGCCCCTCGGAAGGAATGAAATTTTCTGTATTAATACTTTCTGCGTTATCTATAATGATAGGCGCTGACACTTGATAAAACTTTGCAATTGCATTGCATATATCAATACCTGCCATGATGTACCCGGCAGAGTTAAGTCCGTCATTAGCTTCTGTCCCCTTGAAAAGACATTCGCAATATGGCTCCCGAGTGCCATTAACAAGAGTGCGAAACATCTTCCACTTCACAAGAGAGAAGTGCTTGTTGATACGAGATTCAAGTAGGTTGTCAGCCCTTTTGGAGTATTCAATGGTAACATCTTCCCTGCGCTCCAAATCGGCAAGCTGCTGAGCCAAGTCGGTGTTCTCTTTCTTGATACCATCGATAAGAGAACATCCCTTTTCGTATTGAAGTTTCTCGGCAAGCAAGGCGGTAAGCCTTTTTACCTCTTCTTTGTCTTTAGTCAAGTCAATCTTTTCATCCGTTTCGTCAGTCTTGCCCTTGGGTTCATCAATATCGGCGACCTCCATATATTCTGCCCTTAGCTTTTCGATAGCTTTTCCGGCATCAATATATGCGTCGTCAGCTCGGAGCATATCAAGGTAAACCTCATCGGGATAAGGCTTAACCTCTTTGAGTTTCTTGCTTCGGGCTTCAAACGAATTCATGACTTCGACAGACTGGTTTATAGTTTTTTCGCCAGAACTTATTATATCCTCGCTCTCGATCTTCTGTTTTTTAATTTCGCCAGCAAGTTTCCTAAGAGCAGCCAAATCGTCAGCCTTCTTTAGGTTGAAGTCGTCTTTTGCTTTCTGTATTATCTTTTCGATTTGTTCAGGAGGGAGTTCCTGTCCACAAGTCGGGCATACGTGAACATCGGGGGCGGAGAACTTTCGGTTTTGCACCTCTGCCCATTTTTTGCGGACGTCCAGGGTGTCTTTGTCGCAGCGTTGGAGTATTGCTTTATTCTCCGTTATGCTGCTATTCGCAGCAATGATTGCGTTTTGATACGGGAGGGCATCTTTCTGAATACTACCCAGTTCCCTTTGCGCTTTTTCATAGACATTACGAGCTTCCTCAACCTTCCCCTTGTAGAGCACCTCGATAACAGATTTTCTTTCCTCTTGTACCTTCTGCATCTTTCTTATCTTTTCGTCAATATCGATGCGTCTTCGCTGTTCGGGGGGTAACTTCTGCCGCTCGGTAACCTTATCTATATAGTCTTGGAGCTCCTTTATCTTTTCTTCGGCAGAATCCCAGTCTTGCTTTTGAGGTAAGGCTTTTTCCTGTTCGGCAATGCGAACGGGTATCATATCAAGCTTCTTCTTGATCTCTCTTGTTAGAAATTTAAGATGCTTGGTGTATTCTTCAATTGATTGCTTTTCGAGTTCAGAAATCAATCCGTCAAATTTACTATCTCCGCCAGTTATTTCCTCTTTAGAAATATCTCCGGCAAGACTTTGCAGAAAACTTCTCTTCTCTTGCCATGAGAGAGAAAGAAAGTATGTTGGCGAAGTTATACATTTGAACACCGTTTCCTCGATGAACGTGCCGACAAAGACAGAGAAGTTGGTAGACGAAACGAGCTCGCCATCAACATAACATTCTTGATAGTTGCCGGAGAATACTGTTTCAGCCTGTCCTCTTGGTTTAGTCCATTTCTCTTTAAGCGACCTTTTCAATGTACGTTCCACACCATCAACTACGATAACAAGCTCAACGAAATGCTCCAGTTTCGGAATATCGTTACCTTGTTCATCATGCGTTTTCAAGGCAAAAGTTGTTCTATACAGGTGGTCCTTATTGAACAAGCACCACATGATAGCGTCAAGAATGGTAGTCTTGCCCGACTCGTTGCGTCCGAAGATGTTGGTGACTCCATCGCTGAAAGCCATTGTAAAGGTCCGGAAAGCCTTGAAGTTGGCAAGAGTAATCCGTTTGAATTTAATACTCTTCATATCCTATTTAATTTGGTAGGCAAACTGCCTGGTTAGTTTCTTGTATGTTGCAGCAATCTCCTCCAGCTCGAAGGTGGAAAGCTTGCAGGTGCGGTTCTTTGCTGCTTCAAGAGCAAGGAGATTTTTTTCGCCTATTTTAAGATACAAGCCTTTGCGGTAGTTATAGATATTACCCTCGTCGAAGCGGTTGCAGTGCCGACACTGAGCATTGCAGTTTTCCTCCGAATACCTTAAAGCCATGTGGCGGCGGTTGATGTAATGACCGCAATCAGCCTGTTCTATGGGTAGAGTGCGCCCGCATGAGATACATTTAAAAGCCTTACCGTAGTAGGCTTGTGCGTCCCGTGTTCTTATATATAGCGAGAAAGCATCATCGGCTTTCTTCATTGCCCGTGAGCGTTCGTTTGAACCAACTTGCTGTAATTTTTTTGCTTTCTTTTTTGTTATCCTGTACATACTGCTTTGTATTTAGCTGACAAGATATGGATCTTGCGCATGTGCAGTTCTAACTGCAAGAGGGAGCAGGTCTCTATGTTCTGCATGATGAAATCATACTCCTCATCGATACGCAACATTATCTCTTGTTGTGGATTAAGTTCTATCATTCGATGTAAAAACCCCTGTCTGCCCTGTTATGAAACAGACAGAGGAAAACAAAATACTAAATTAAAGAATGTGGGCGCATGCGGAGTCGAACCGCCAGCAAAGACATGGCTTCAGTATTGTTATAGATGTGCTGTACCCTTTTGCGCCCGAAAGGCTTGTCCTCGCGGATTTGCCTATAATGAAGGATTTCTAACCTATAAAAAACAAAAAGCACCGCCGTGCAATTCAACTCAATATAAAGAACATTCTAAATGGTGGAGCTGTGGGATTTGAACCCACTCGTATTCCGATTTTGCCATCCCTTACCATGTGGCGATGGTACCGCTCCAGTTTGAAGCCTCTATTCTCACGAACAAAGACTTCACGGTTATACACAATTTACTGAACGTGGGTGTGGGCGGACTCGAACCGCCATCATCGGCCTGCCTTTCGAAACAAGATAATTAAGTTAGAGCCTTAGCCTACCAATTAGCTATACACACCCGGGGCTCACAGCGTTACCTGTGATTTAAGAGCCATGCTCACCAGAGATTATAATAGTATATTATATGTTGCGCTTGTTGTTACATTATGCCAAAGAACTGCACTGCGGAAGAATAGTCGCCTTGCCTCTATTTCCTTATGGTTTATACTCGTGTGAGTAAAAGGCTTGCACCGTCCATTCAGTTGGTGGTGTGCCGGGTCTCGCTCCCCGATGCCAGTCTTTAGCTGTCTGCACACCTAAAATTTAATTATAAAGCATTTAAACAGGGCTGCATCTATTCTCGCGAACCAACACAGAACGTTTATCATATGAAAAATTAAGGTCATACTGGGAATATGTATCTCGCCTTCCCCGATAGTCCGCTCTTCTCGCATGGTATCTCGCCTTTTCGAGCCTTGCGCCGGAGCGTTTCGGGTTTGATGCCCAACTGATGGGCTTTTTCCTCTGTGGTGAGAAACTTCTTCATTAGGGGAAGACGCTTATCTAATTCTTCGGCTATGATTTGCCGTACTTCGTCTTGTGTCATGATAATTCTTTAAGAATGGGAATAATACATGTAAATTATACTCGAAAGGATCGTGCTCTATCTTTTTCATCGGAAGATTGGCTAACTTTTGAGGTATACACCTAACCGCAATTGGAGGTTTAAGCCAGAACGCAGCTAAATGAACAAAAATCTGTTGAGGGAACCATATGTTTCTACCACAAGTTACCATATAGACAATCCCCTTCCTCCATCTACTGGCTTCATTGTTGACAAGTCTTGAAATAAAAGCCCTTGTCTCTTTGGACTCCAAGTAATCACGAATTGTTAAGTTTTGCCCACGGCTTTCATTCAATTTGTCGAGAAGCTGAGTTGCATTGATAAAGCCATCTTTCGCCCTTTTCTCAACCATAAAAGTATCTATTGATTCTTTCATTTCCCTTCCTTATATTTAATCCGGTTATTGGTAACGAGATTAAGAGTGCAGGCTTTCAGTCTCATTTGGTCAGCAAGAGCCGTATCAAACTCGTACTTCATCGCCCTGCGGACAGTTTGTGTGCTGACACCGAAGATGTCGGACAGCATTTTTATTCCGCCATATCTAAGTTTTAGTTCTTTTTTCTTGCTTGTTGTCATATTTATTTCTATATTTGCAAACTATTCAACTTGTGTAACACTTTCCTGTGGGATTGTGTTATATTTAACTGATGCAAAGGTAGTGGAAATTCTACTACTTTCCAAATAAAAGTAGTGGAAAAACTAACTAATGCGGTTGAATTTAAACTATATAAAGTAATTGATACATAAGTTTAGATTTACACCTTATTATATTTAGGAGGGACAAAGGATGGCTTACGGAAGGGAGAAAATGAATGAGATTAGGGAGAGAGTGGAGAAAGTTCGTCAGATAAAGGGACTTTCAAAAAACGCTATGGCTAAAGCTCTTGGGTTTAAACAGGGCGGCTCATTCTGCGTACAGACGGTAAAAGACAGTAGATTGAACATATCGCCGGGCACACTCTATCGAATAACCAAAGAGTTCGGTGTCAACGAGAAATGGCTCATCGATGGTGTTGGGGATATGTTTTCTGCTCCTCCAGCCGAAGAGATTATGCAATCGTTTGACAGTGCTTTCAATATTAACGGAAACAACTCGTCAAACGTTACACAGAACGTAAATACGGATTACAAGAGTCTTGAAGTGATGAACAAGCTATTGATGTCGCAAGTCAAGGAAAAGGACGAAGAGATAGCAAGGCTTAACAAGCGTCTTGACAAGCTGATTGATATGCTGAATAAACAGTAATCTGTTTAAACACAAAAACTACTGCTTATGAAGAAAAATTGGGTTGAGAGGATAGATGAGACTGTTCTCGGGAAATTGGAGCGTACGTTGATTTGGAGAATAGCAAGAGCCGTTATCGGTATTTTACCGTTGTTGGGGACGCTGTTCTTTGCGGTCCATGTTGCATTGCTCGTTAAAGGATATGACTTTGAGCTGGCTTATGTGGCATGTAGCTACTCGTTCTCGGGGTTTCTCGCTTGGTTCGTAGTGAGCGTTGCTTTTCAGTTTAACTGGATGCACAGGGCTTTTATTAGCTATAATTACCTTGTGAGCTTCTGTATCGACTTTCAGCGTGAAGTCGGGTTCGGGAGCTGGCTGATGCCTGCAAGGTGGTTTGTGCTCGCTTTGGGAGTGATTATAATAGCTGACTTCATTCGGGAGAACGGATGGAGGAAGATGGGGAAGATAAATTAATTAAATTTGTAAGGGAAATATGAGAAGTTTATTATTTTGTCTGGGGTTTTGTTTATTGCTTGTCGCATGTTCAGAAAAGCCTAAGGAAATGACGGAAAAGGAAAAAATTGAGAATGGAATAGTTGGTGATTATGTTTATTTGGATGAAGACGGAACTCTGCACGCTGATAGAAATTGCTTTAAAATCGGGGTTCTTGCTTCTGAAATAACGAAATCTTCGGCATTGCGCAGAGTGCCTTTGAATGAGCTAACAAAAGCTATGCTTAATAAGAGCTGCAACGAGTGCATAAATGATGTGATGTATGAGAATTTGAAGCAGATATGCATAAACAATGGCAATTATGAAGATGAGTATGAGACAGATACTATTGCTGTAGACTCTCTTTCGTAATGATTATGAAGAACAATATTGGCATTTTAGCTGTTATTTCGTATGTTTTCTTATTGCCATTGCTAATCATAGGAGAAGTTGCTTCCCTGTTTTTTGAGAATGAAACCTATTCTATAATATGCAGTATAGGGTGTACCGCTTGCTTATTGGGTATAGGTTTATTGAATAGGCAATATAAATCGCTGTTTGTATTTACAGCTATTATGTTTGCCTTTGTTGTTGTCTCTGCAAAGTTTAATATAACTATATGGGTAGCGTTTGGGTGGGCGACTTTGGCTTATTCTGTATTGTCGTATTTAAATATAATAATTTATTGGATTAAGAAAATGAATAACATATTTTATAAGGCTTGCACCGTTTGTTTTTTGTTGATGTTTGGTGCGTATGTTTATGTTGAATATCTGAACGCATTGAATAAACGGTTTTACCTACTGGATAAAGTTGGTTCTATAATGTATGACAATTGGACTGGAGGTGTCTATGTTATTCAAGACGGGAAAATGTATTACTTTGATATTGCTAAGGGGAGAGAAAAAGCCATATATAAAGAGGCTGTAAGTGGTAGCGATAAATAGAGATATGGATAAAATATTTAATGCCGTGTCATTTTCTTGAAGTGGTATTCATCGCATATATCGCAGTATGCTCCGTATGCCATATCATCCGCCATTTCGTTGTACTTGTCCCCATTGTGTCCTTTGACCCAGTGGAAGCGCACACCTTCAACGTGGGCGGAACACTTCTTGAATAGTTCGTAGAGGTCTTTGTTAATCTGCGGTGCGGTTTTCTTGGATAATACGTAAATGCAATATTTGCTATCCGTGTAAACGTCTACACAGGCATTGTCGGGGCATGAATTTACTGCACTGATGATTGCAAGCAGTTCCATGCGGTTATTTGTGGTGCTTGGTGAGCCATGGCTCTTCATCTTGACTATTTCGCCATCTTTGATGATTATATAGGCTGAACCTCCTGCCTTGGATTTTACATTGTCGCAGCTCCCATCTGTATAGCATACGTAGTGTCTGCCGTTTTCGGGATATTCCTCTTCGGCTGTTTCAAGACCGAAATACGGCATGTATGTATTGGGGTCTTTTCTCTCCTTACGCTGGATATTGTATTTGCGTAGCAAGATTCCATTGTGTACATTTACAAGCGTTCTCCAGTCCTTTGCCGGCTTGCCGTTTTTCTTTAGCCACCTACAATCTTCCATGTCGTTCCAAAGGGCGATAATATACTCCTTGTGCTCCCTTACGCTTAATCTCAGATGCAGTCTGCAATATTTCTTGAACTCGCCAAAAGACGGGTGCTCACCCATGACGTATGCGCACGAGAATAAATCACGCGCGGAATTTTCGAGCTGATTTTTTGCGCAAAAATCTGAAAATCGGGCAAAATTATCTAAGGACTCTATCATTCTCTTATTCTCTCTTTCTTTTAGTTAAACATTAAGTTAATTATCTAAGTTAATAAACCTCCTACCTCCCCTTACAATCCCTGCCTGAACCTTAGTTAGTATTATTTTGTCTCCACTGCCTTTTCATGGTAAGATGGAGCCTTAATACTACTATCCTTCATCAGATAAACATTGCTCTTTTTAATAAAAGCTCTTCTTGTGCGTGCGCTTTCTATAACAAGAGAACCGTCAGCGCATCGGTAGCTTTGGGTTCGAGTAATGTCTTTCGGGTTTTTGCTTAAAGTGATAGTGCGGACTATTTTCTTTACTATCTTGCGTTTGGTAAGATTGCCAGTAATCTTTACTGCCTGATATCTCGTTCCTTTAGTCAAAGTCATTATTGTAGCATACGAACAGCCGAGACGGTCTTCATTGAAGTCTGTTTTCAGCATACGTCCTTCTCTTTTCCGGGCAGACCGAATTTCATCTACGGTCTTTCCATCTTCTGCCTTATTGTGGGTATTGAAAACATCAGTGATAACTGCTATCTTGTTCTCAACTACAATACGTTTGACAAGGAATTTAATTTGTGGCATGAAAAGGTTTGTCAAATCATCCTTGCGCAATAGATATGAATACTCGCTGTTTGAATATAATCTCCTTGCTATATATCTTACTACACCATTCTTATTGCAATCCTTTCTCACGTAGCCAAACTTGATAGCGTCAGCAACAAGTCTTTTGAACTTGTCTTTTTTGAGATGCATAGTTTCGGCTGCTTTGTTGAGCGAAGTGTAAATAAGGTCAGATGAGCGGAACATCAACTTAATCTTAATAGCAAAACAGAAGGCGTCTAAACGTTTCTTGTCGCTTAGAGCCTTCTGCGCTTCTATGATTGATATTCTGATTAAGTTGTAGCCCATATTGGATATAAAAGCGAAACTCCCGAAAGTGAATGGGCACTTCCGAGAGTTTCTATGTTGTCTGGCTTAAGCCAGAAAGGAGGCAAATTCAAATTAAACCTTGTACCCATTTACTTGATTCGTTTGCAAAGGTAGTGTAAAATAAACTATCATGCAAGTGTAATTTAAACTGTTTAACACTGGGAACCGAACCTTAAATAAGTATAAATGTGATATGTTTGTGTAATATTTTAGATTAAAATACACTACCTTTGCAGCGGAAATATACTATTTAAATTAAATACGAATTAAATACAGGCAAGAAAGGAGGATTTTGTAAGTACTTGATATTTAGGAGATAACATTAATAGGGTTCAACTCCCTGCGGAATCACTTTCGGGGAGTTAAATGCTCCCCTTTTTTGTATCTGATAACCAATAACTAAAAATGTAAAACGCTGAATATCAAGTAAATAAGTAAAGTTAAAGAGATTGTATGGGTGTATGTAATACGTATCTGATGTGTATCTGTACGTATCTAATGTGTATGAAATATGACACAAAATAAATACGAATTAAATACACGAAACAAAAAATCGGGAAATGTGTATTTAATTTTGCCGTAAACCATTGATTAGAAAATGGTTACGGCTGTGAATGGAGCGTATTTAAAAACAATGTTTAACAATTAGCTTATGAAGATAGCGAAAATTAGGCTCGTTTTTGACCGTAGGCATACGGCTTCAAAAGACAAAGAAGGGTCGGTTGATATTAGGGTAGCCTATGGTGGCAAACAAAAATTTATCTCTACTGGTGTATCGGTATTGCCTACACAATGGGATATTAAGGCGGATTGCGTGAAGTTCCGTCTTGATGCGGTTGAGCTGAATAACAGATTAAGACAGTTGGTGAATGACTGCCACAAGATGATAGGAGAAATGGCGGAAAGCGGTATCGTGGATTTAGGTAAGCTGAACCGGGTTACTGATACAAGAGCATCGTCCATGACCTTTATAGATTACATCAAATCAAGAATACCTCAACGGAATGTATCGGAGCACACTCGGAACAGATACAGGTCATTCATCAAGGCTTTTTCGGAATGGGGGAAGATGATGTACTTCTCGGATATTACGGAGAGTAACGTCCGTGCCTTTGACGAGTGGCTGCATAGACGTGTGGTCGGTGGCAAGGGTCTTATGCAGAGTACCATTGCATCGTACCACAAATATCTGAAGATTTTCATCAATGACGCAATTACGGATGAGCTGGCGAGTGAAAATCCGTACCAAAGCAAGAGAATACACATAGACAAGGCGGAGGGCGGTCAGATTGCCTGTCTTACCATTGAACAGGTTGAGAAAATTGAGCAGCTTGATTTGACTGACGGATATTTACAGAGAACCAGGGATTTGTTTCTTTTCCAGTGTTATACTGGGTTGGCTTACTCGGATTTGATGAAATTCCGCTTGTCTGACTGCGAGAGGGAAGACGATGGTAGTTATCGGTTGAACGGCAAGAGAACAAAGACGAACACGGATTACACTCTTTATCTGACCGACAAGGCGGTGGAGATTACTCTTCGGTATGAGGGTCGGTTGCCTGTAATCAGTAATCAAAAGTATAATATGTACCTTAAGGCTCTCGGGCAAATGATTGGTGAACCCTCCCTTCATTCTCACATGGGGCGGAGTACCTTTGCTTCTACGATGCTCAACAGGGGTGTAAGTACTGACGTGATTAAGCATGCTCTTGGGCACACGACTACGCTGCAAACGAACAGGTATGCAACGATGAGAGACAAGACGATTAAGGATGCTTTCAAGAAGATGTAAAAGCTAACAGGAAACGTTACACAAGATGTTGCGTGTCGGGGATAAATAAAGGCTTGGGCGGTGGTGTGATGTGTAATGTTGGGTGTAAGAATAAAGGGTGTAGCGTTGGTTGACTGCACCCTTTATTTTAAATACGTAAAATCTACGGAATTAAAATTCAGCTCATTCTTAGCAACTTCCGATATAAATTCGGTTAGATACTTTTAGCCATATTGGATATAACATCATACATTTTACCAAGGAAACCGTTTTCCTCCGCTATGTCAAGCTTATTCTGCTTAGTCTTACGCTTGTATGAATTGATTGATATTCCGTAAGAGTAATAAAGTATTTCGTAAATTTTGTGCCATACTTCACATTGCCGTGTGTTGGTGGCGGCGGAGTATCTGTTGACAAGCTGTCTTACTTTGTCTCTAAGTTTGACTTCGGGGACTTTATTAGTAGAAAGACTTACGGACAAGAGTAGTTTGCCGTTCTCTTCCCTTTCTTTATCCCATGCATCCAACCTGTTTTCGAGTTTGTTCATCCTTTCCTCCTGTTCTTTTAAGGCGAGAACGCTCTGGTAGAACAATTCGGTTGCGCTCTTTGGCTTTTTTGCTTCTTTCAACCGTTTTTCACATTCAATGAAGTATTTCCTTGCGATGCGTCCCTGTTCGTTATTTTCAACCATTGCAAGTTCCTTTGCCATATCAAGGGTTATTGCATATTCCTTTGTCGGTCTACCTCCGTTAGGGTTTTCCCCAAAATTGGGGAAAACTTCAAAGTCCTCATTTTCAACGAAGCCGTATTTTTCTATCCGGCTTTTTATCCATGTTGAAAAGTCTTTCCCTACCATTAAAAACTGATGTAATTCTCTTGCATTTACGACTTGCGTATTGTTGCGCTCTTCAACTTTGATAATTTCTTCCATGATTATGTCCTTTAATTATTTCTTCTATTTTACTTGTACAATAATCTGAATGTTTCTTTCCCCTGTGGTGTTATTAGCGTCTGTAATCCCGATTTGTGTTCGTCCCCCCAGTCTTTTAGCTTGAATAAGACGTTTGCGTGTTGTGAGTAAGGTTTGATTTTCCCTTTCTTGTCTCGGTATATGAACTTATCACGAATAAGAAGTTCTATAAACTGGTTCTGTTTCAGTCCTATCTGCTTGGCGGTATCACGGAAGTTTGTCAGCGTGTTGCGCTCGACAAGATTGTCGAAATAGTCAGCCTTGGGAGTTTGTTCTGCAAGTAGTTTCTGTTGCTGCTCTATCTTCTCCTGTTGCTTTGCTGCGAGCATAAGAGCTTGGGCAAAGGTCTGTGGAACTTGTGATGAGTAACTTCCTGTCTTTCGGATTTTCTTCAATATCTCTTTTACTCCTTTTTTGAACTGCTTCGCTATTGGCTTGCGAGACTGCATGAGAACTTCATAAAGTCCGTCCTCTGTTAGAAACCACATTAATTGGCTCCCACCAAGGGTACAAACATTGTTTGTAACCTTTTCGTCATCATCCACATTGCGCATCATGGTTGAGACGTCTGAATGTTCAATCCACTCTGCAACGTCTTTTGCTTTGAACAGTGGTTCATCAGCTGAACCGTACACATCAATCTCGTGTCCGAGTAATGTACTTTTACAAATGACTTCGATTGCTTTGTCTAAACTTACTTCTTTCATCTTTTACTGGGATAAAAAGCGTCCCTATCTTCGGAGGTAGCAGCTCGTCAGATAGGGACTATATATAATCATTCGCTTATGATGTCTAATCGGTATGTGTGTTCTGCTACAACTCACGGTGCAAAATTAAGAAATGGATTTATGCGTTTTTCCGTTCACGCAATTTAGGGCAATAAAAAAGGATGCTTGTTAGGCATCCTTGTTGAGTTGTCATAAACGTTCAATTTCTTCTTTCTCTATTCAACCTCCATGCTCGGGGAGTTATTCTGTTACTACTATTATATCATTGCCATCAAATGCGGCAGGACAAACTGCTTGCAATTTGACAAAATTATCATCATCTATCTCACATACATTACCTTCAATACAGGTAATATGTATATTGTTTTCATTGATTACTTCTGCAAGTTCGTTCGCAATACCTCCAACAAATTCTATTTTCTTCATAATTAATTGACTTATCCGTGATGTCGAGGGCTGAATGATTATATATATTGTAATAACGCAAAATATTGTGATTTATTTTGTGTCGCACATAGATAATGCCATAAGACTAATCCAAAATGCTGCTTTCAGTATATCTCCGATAAATCTGTCTCTTGCCATGCGGTTGCATCTCCTTGTCATTTTGTCCGTGTCCTTGTTTGGAAACCAAAAACTCATTATGCTACCTCCTTTCTTTTCTTTGTCAGTTGTCTTACTTTGTACATATTCTTGTTCATAAGCTGTACTATCTCGTTGTGATATGCGCTCGGGTCGTTCATGAACCCTCGACACTGCACTATCGAGAAGTTCTTTAGATTGAGTTCTATTGTTTCCATGTGCTTGCCGTTCACCTGTGCTGACAGGATTAAACAGTCTGGCTTCTTATAGTAACCCATATCGAACACACAGTGGTGCATCATCTTGCCCTCGGCTCTGAACTCTTCTATTGACTTCAACGGCTGAATGGTAACCGTTCCGTCTGTTATGATAAGGCTTAAGAATTTCTTGATGAACTCATTGAAGTGCTTCTTTGCCTTTTTGTCGCTCATCGCTCTCATCTCCTCTCTTCTCCTCTCTTCTTCGGCTCTCTGTCGGTTAAGTCTGCGAGTATACAGATTGTGGGCGGTCTGCAAGTTCTGTGGGCAAACATAGATAGGGTTATGGATGTCTAAGTTAAGACGTCTTGCCATAGAGACGGTGTCAGACCATAAATTGTAATCTAAATCTTCGGTCAAATATCCGTGTTTCCATGCGAGCTTTACAATATCCTGGTCTTTGATATGGTTGAGCAAGAGAAGTTCGGCTATCCTCGGTTTCTGTTTCAGTATTGTTTCTAAGAATGGGAACTTGTCTACGTTCATATCGTCTGTCAACCATAGATACCCTTTGCCTATCATGTAGTACTGGTTCTCTTTGTAGTTACAGATTACTCTCTTTGCTTTTTTGGAACGGACAAAGAGTTTAGAGTAACCAATATCGGTAAGCCTGTTATAACAGTAGTTTCTGTTGTTCTGTCTTATCTTCATGGGACTGTCAGTTAGGAACGTGTCGTAATAATGCCCCATAGAGAAACGCTGCTTCGCCCTTACTGCATTGCCGTGCTCGCTCATATAGACTTGCATGAATTCTTGACAAACATTCTCTATCCTCTTGTGCTTGATATACTTGAAATATCTTACAACTGAATAGTCTTTCACTTGCTCCAACACCGCATAATATCTTGTGCGGTTGTACTCCTCGGTTGCTTGATAGAACTTGTCAAGCAGATATTGCGGTAATGGTCTTAATCTCTTGGATAATTCCTCTACCTCTTTTTGTATCTTGGTCTGCGGTTTCATATTAGAATAAACTTAGTTCTTGACACTTCGGGTTCTTACTCTCTTTCTTTGCCTTGCTGCCTTTCTTCCGTGGCGGTATAGGCATCTGTATTACCTTTGTCGGTTCGGTCTTTGGCTTGGTTACTGGCGGTGTTGTGGTTACGTTGCTCGGTAGTTCCTGTGCCTTGATACTGTCCTCTTGGTAATAGTGAATGATTTGTCCGGTCATTGTAGCATCACTCCAACCAACACAACGGCATGAGCCTTTCTGTTTCTCGGCTTCCTTGTATGCTTCGCTCTCTAAAAACTTGGCACATTCCTCTATTGATTTGTTCGGCTTGGATAATAAAGCCTTGAACTCGGGGTCTTTCTCGCTCTGCTGCTTAATCAGCATTTCAATATATGATTTTAAGTCATTCATGATGTTATGCTTTAAAGTTGAAAATGTTTAATCTCTCTATTTTTGCGGTTAAGATTTTATCTTTAATCTCGCTCCAGTGCTTGACAAGCTGCTCAATTAGGTAGAATGGGAGTTGTATCTTCCTAATGTTGTATTTCAACGTGGATTTTTTAAGTCCTTGTGTAAAATAAATCCTGTACACGGAATAGTTCCCTCTCTCGTCTCGATAGTCTATCGTGGCATCACCTTGGTTAAGGTCTAAAAAGGCTTTGCCGTGTTCGGTCGGTATCGTGTACTCTCCTGTATCACCTTTGCAGTTTTCTAAAACCCACTGTCGGATGTCGTTCCAACAGTGGATTAACTGGTTATTTTTTTCAACGTCTGCTCTTATCATAACTGTGATAATGGTTGCTCTTGTTCTCTTTTTAGATGTGCCCTGTACTCTTTGGCTGCTTCCTCCTCTGTGTCGTAACAGTCTGCGGTCTGCAAGATATGGTCGCCTGTTACGTCTGTTACAAACACTTGATAATAATACTCCACCCCCTCGTTTATCTTGACAAGAAAAACGTAATGTGCATCGTATAGACTTTCGCCTTTTCTGATGATTTCGTACTGTCGGATAGCGTTTTCGAAGATTTCTTTTAATGTAGTCATGATTTCTTTAATTTAAGTTCTTTATTAATTATTTCTTTAATCTCTTTGTTCATGTACTGACGGTAGCCTTTGCCGTTCTTGCTGACTTTCCAAATGTAGCAAGTTCCTGTTTTCCTGTTGACTACTATTGGATAGGTCTTGCCGTTACTCTCGTACTTGTAATTAGTAACAAGCGTATCTCTCACGGCTGCTCGCTTTGTCTGCGCAAAGGTGTTGCCCTTTCTTGTTGTCTGCCCCTGTGCGCATATCGCACACAATAGGACGAATGATAATAATTTAATCTTCATATTTATCTGCATTAAAATCTGTTGTTATATAGTCGTCCGATGTAAGTATATACTTCTCCTCGGGGTGCTTAGAGTAATAGTTGTCCTCTACGGTGTCTATTGCTTCTTGCACGTTGTCTGCATCTACAATTATTTCCTTTTGCAGATATTCAGTGATTGTTACTTTGTATTTCATGTTCCTAAATATTACCTGTTAATACTCTCTTTAATTCTTTCTTAGCGTCCTCGGCATAAGCTCGGCACTGGTTGGATAATTCTGTATATCCTTTTCTGTCGTTCTCTCGCTCCATGCGCCTGAACGCTGCTACCCACAAGACAAAGTGTTTGATGTGCTCGTCTCGGGTTTTCCAATACCCTTTGTTCTTTTCTTCTAATAGTTTCATATTCTTCAGTTTAAAACAACATAATCTTCTTTTGCGACTGCTATAAAGGTGTAACCGCCTTTATAGAATTGTGTCATGCCCCCACACTCTGTTGTACGGTTGTCAACAAAGTGCTCACTCCACGTGTCTACGCACGTGTATCGGTCTATAAATTGCCTGTTTCTGATTTTGATTTTCATATCTTTTGAGTTTAAATTAATACTTGTGCCGTTGTCGGTGTCGCTCCGAAATAGTTTCTATCCTCAACGGCTGCGCTTTCACCTGTATAGAGTAACAATATTGTCGGTTATTACTCGCTTGGTACTCGGGTTAATCATATCGACTTTTAAATCCAACATTTTGGATATTACATTATAGTTCCCTCCGTCTTTTGCCTTGAAGTAGGCGAAATTGTCGGTGATGAACAATACTGCTGACTCTCCTCCGATATTCCCTGTGATGTCATTTAACCGCTCCTGTGCCGTCCCTCGGTCAAACAGTCTCTTTAATTCATTCTTTGTTATCATGTTTCACTATATTTTCAATATTAATAATATGTTTTGCTATCTCGTCAATGCATACAAGCATAAGTGTTGAAAGTGGCTGCTTAATCATTACCTCCATAACACTTGTTATACGCTCGATTTCTTTCAGTATCTCTTTATCCATATAATATTATTCTTTCTCCGTTGTTTTCCTGTGTCATATCTTCGCTCAACTCCTTCTTGCGCTCTTTGATGATGCTCGCTACCGTGTTGTAAACGACTGGGTAGAAAGGTGTAATGACAATTATATTATTGCTCCAGCGTACAAAACACGGTGTACCTCCAATATATCCCAGATAGGGGAATTCTTGGATTACCGATTTTTCTATATATTGTTCATCGAACAACTTTGCAACATGCTCTTTTATCATTTTATATCCTCCTGTGTGATGTTATACACTTGCCCGTATGCGGTTTTGTAATATACGGTGGTTAGTCGTGCCGTGTGGTCGGGTCTAACTACTACATTAATTCTATCTCTGTTGCACTTCAATAAGCGTCTGTCGTATTGACTGTAAAACGTTATAAAGGCTTCTTTAAGCCTGTGCTCCGCTTCGGGTGTAAGTTCGCTAAACCCGCATGCCCTGTATAAGGCAACTACATTTTCTGATACTCTGTTCATAACTGTTTCCAAAATAATATGTTTATCGAATTGTTTTCTATCGCTTTGTATATCGATATGCCGTTGTCGTATTTAATCCTGTTGCTTATTTCATCGTATATCTTCTTAATATCGCTTTTTAGAACTGGTTTGATACGTACTCTATTGCAGTCTATATACAGGTGAATAAGATTGTCGTCAACGGCTGCAACATATTTGTTATACACTCTGCTCTTTAGATAGTCTTCTTCGTCGAACAAGTACTTTATTTGCTCGATTGTAACGAAAAGCGGTTCAACCGCTCTTGTTATCTGTTCATCTCTGTTCATTTTTAATCTCCTTTATTTTTTTTAATAGTCCGTCTTCAGTATATTTCTCAACAGTAATCACCGATATATCGTGGTCTTTAAGAGTACAAGCGTAATTGATTGCGTCTTCGTCTGTTGCTCCGAAAATCGGTTCGCTACGACTGCACTCATCTTTATATAAACGGTTTACTCTGTGTGTAACGTCTATTGTTGATTCAAATATCTCTTCACTGGTTAAATCTTGTTGTCTTTTCATCTCTCTACCTCCCAATATGTTTTAATGATTATACTATATTTTGCGCCTAAAACATCAAAGGTGGTAACGTCTGTTTTCAAGTCGTCGGTGTTTTCTTCCATATCTCTGCACCACTCCTGTACTCTTAAAATAGTTTCTTTCTTTGAGCATATAATGTTCGTTACATTGCTCCGTGTGTGTGCAAAGATGCTAACCTTTGTGTCCACTCCGATGCGTCCTGTAAAGTACATTGTACCTTTCTTCTCTTCGTAAGAGTATTGTTCGTCAAGCACTTCATCTACTGCGTCAATAGATAGATTACTCTCGTCCCACTTGGCTGGGATTAACTTTGTTTTCGTTAGTGTTATCATTGTCTCCTATAATTTAATTCATCACTTGTTGTATACTGTTATAAACCGTCTTACTCCGTTAAATACTTTTGATGCAACGAAACGTTGCTCTTCCATCCACTCTACTTCGAAACCATCGTCTTTGTAGAGCTCCGCATAGCGATTAAGCCACGCTTTATTAATTGCTTGTTGATATACCATATCTTTAATTTTTTTGATTAAACTTGTGCGGTCTGTGGTCTTGATCCACTTGTGCGCCTATTCGCTGACCGCTGCACGGTGTACGTTGTGCGCCCTACGTCTGCAAGCGTTATGCAGTCTTGCTTTTGCAGTTAAGCTCCGCATATAGAGCTGCTGTCTTATCAGATGCAAAGCTGACGTGTGATTTTCCGACTTCACCACGTTTTGTCGGTGTAGGTAATCCGCCTACGCTCGGTTGATTACGTTTTCTCGGTTCCCTATTATGGGAGTTGGCTCTCGATTTCCGCTTTCAGTCGTTTTTTAAAGTGGTCGGCTCAAAGGTAACTTCTAACCGCAAATCACTTCCACTATCTTAGCTAAGTTTGTTCCGTGCCACGGCTTGAACGTGGTGTGAGCCTTGAACTCTCACGGATAATTGTTATCTCCTCTTTGCTTTAAAATCCATATACCACGTGTCTAAATCTTCCTCCACTGGTGTAAAAATTACATCAGTCTTGACGTATCGATTTTCGTTTTTGATAATAAGACTCTTAGCCATATCAAAACAGTACTTACCGTCAAAAAGACTATCTGTTGTCTGATGGTTGCCGTAATAGACGGTAAAGCTTGTTAGTGCCTTATCAACATTAAATACTTTGCGCTCTGCTACTGCAAGTATACCATAAAAAGAGTTGTGGAAAATGTACTGTGCGCCTGTAAAGATTACATTAATCTCGCTTCCGTGTCTTCTAATTTTAGTTATTTCCATATCTTTATAATTTTAAGTTGTTATTAATTGTAGGTAGAGTAGACGTTGCATCTACTCCGAACGGCTTAGATACCGTATCTACCTTACTTGTTTATTCCTCTTGTTTCCGTTATTCTCACCTGTGCACCGTTAAGGCGGTATTCTCTTGCATCTCGCTTTACATCTTGATAGGTGCTTTCTGTTTTGTCGTAAGTGCACTCTATTTCCCAACCGTAACCGTAGTTAGTCCACAAGTTCCAACCGTACCAATATTTATTTTTTTTCATTTTCATTCCTCCGTAAATTGTTTATAATGTTTGCCTACATAAATACCTATAAGGTATGCTATCAAACTTGATGCTAATAGTAAGTATATCATTTGTTCACCCTCCCTTTAGTTTTAGGGTAAGTAGCATCGATAAGTCTGCACACGTGGTCGCTACCGTCATATCTTTCAAGTGTTCCGTCCTCTTCCATATCGTACAAGAGTGTGCGGATGTCATTCTTCAAGTTGTGGTTTTCACGTGCTAACCTGTTCATATTAGCACAACTTGCTACCAATAGAGTAGCGCATACAATTAATAAGATGTTCTTTTTCATATTCTTTTGGTTTAATTGTTTATTGTTTTCGGTTGCAAAGATATGTAGATATTTCTAAAGTTCCAAACTTTTAATTTAGTTTCTTCTTCATTTAACATTAAATTAACGTTATGAAGTATTCTCTTAACATATCTTTATAAAATGTAGATAAAACTAAATATATTTGCGTCCTATATATATAATGTGTATCTTTGCAAGCAAAATTAATTAAGACTATACTAATATGTACGATATAAAAAAAGCAATTAAGGCAAAAGGTTATACTCTCAAGCAAGTTAGCGAGAGACTTAACGTTACACAGTCCGCTCTTTCTCAACAAATCAACAACAATACTATATCAGTCGCAAAGGTGCAAGAGATTGCAGATATACTCTCCTGTCCTCTCACTGACTTACTGGCGGATGCTGACGATACATCAATTACTCTCACGTGTCCTCACTGCAAGCGTACAATACACTTGCAAGTGATTAATCAAGACTAATTATATACCTTTATTATAATGTAGTGTAACACTTCTTTGCCTTAAAGTGTTCTAAACTTCTTTGCGAGTAACGATTTTCTCGGGTGAGTATATCCTAAAAGTCGTTTTTTCAAGTGCTGCAAATGTTACAGTGCTTGATTTTTCGTGTCCTGTTAATTAATCCATACTTCATTTTTATCAACTAAAAGTGCCGTTAAAGGTAAAATTTAGTTAATTTTGCCAATAGTTACCAAAAGAGAGTGTTAGGATTTGGGGCGCAACGACAAGATTTTTGCGCAAATGTTACACTTCTTTTTTGCGCTCAAAAACCGCTTTTCAGCGCAAACGGAAATACTTTAATCGTTTTCTTTTAACTTCGCCACGTACCCCAGTGTGTGCGTGCGTTCCTTGACTTCATTCCTCTCTCCTGTTCTTTCAATGTCGATGGCGATGTGGCAACTTCACTCCAAATCACGGCAAATAAATACGAATTAAATACATCTTGATACGTGGATATGCGTAATGTGGTGCGTATCAGCGTGTTGCAAAAGAGGGTTCGAATCCATACAGGAGTGCAACCCCACAGGATGCACCTATTATATATAGGAGATGCCAAGATGATTTTTCTTCCTTTTCTCGCTGATGTGAGAGTACCCACGAGGTAGCAAGGAGAGGTTGCAGTGAGTTCCAATCGCATCTCCCACGTACCGTTTTCGAGGGTATGCGCAAGGCGAGGCAAAGCGAAATGCGACACACCACAATATGACACAAGCGACCCCAAGGGTGGGGGGGGGATAGGTACCTCGGACGCGGGTTCACTCGTAGTAATCACACGCACAAATATCAATAGGGGGGGCTTAGGTACCCCACGCAAAGGTGGTCCATACTTCCGGGGAATGATACGAGCACACAGGCTATATGCCAGAAGAAATGTTGAGGGGGTGGGGTATTAGGTACTGCGCTGATAGGAGGTAGGTGTTTATTTCCAAAATGGGAAGAGTTGTTGATATAGTTAATAATTAAATTTTAAGAATATGCGAGAGATTAATATTAGAGATTTGAGTAATGTTCCTTATGGTTCAGTCCGTAAGGAATGGGTACAGATAGCGTTAGCGGCTGCGAGTGTTGCGAGTTCGTTGTTTGGTGGAGCAAAGAGTGCGAGTGCCGCAAAGAAAGCGGAGCAAGAGCAGAAGGCGAGGGAGAATGCAGAGAACGCATGGTATCAGCGTAGGTACAATGAGAATTATGCGGACACGGCAGCAGGCAAGGCTATGATTAACGAGGCTAAGGAATATGCTCGAGAGAACTGGAAGAAGGCGAGTGGTGCAGCAGCGGTTACGGGAGGGACGGACGCAGCCACGGCGCAAGCTAAGGAAGCTGGCAATAAGATGGTGGCTGATACTGTAAGGAATATGGCAGCGCAAGACACGGCAAGGAAAGATTCCGTTGACGCTCAGCACATGAAGATGCAGGATAACTTTGCACAGGATAGAATAGCTTTGCAGCAGCAGAGGGCGGACAATATAGCCAACACTGCATCGGGAGTAAGTAACGGATTGATGAGTGCAGCTACTGCGATGGGAGGGAGTGGCAAGTCTAATTTGAAAGGTGGAAGTAATGGTGGTATTACCGAAGAAAATAAGCAGTGGTTTGCCAACCATAGAAATGACTTGTCCAAATTCAAGAAATGATTACTTTAAAAGTAAAGGAATATGGCGAATTATTTTATAAACAATGATGAGAAGCAGAAGACTCCAACGGGTACAGTTACTCCTACGGTTCAGCCGAACGGCAAGACAGAGGCTCCGGCAGATGCGAAGAAGATAACTACTCCAGTTGGTGGTGATGCTGTCAATACTCCAGTTCAGCAACAGGCGGTAGTTCCAGCTTCAAGCAATGCAGTTGGTAATGCCCAGCAGGGGGCTCCTCAGCCAACTCCCGAACAGGTTCAGCCACAGAATTACTTTGCTCCGAATACTGCGACGAAAGATGTTACCCAAGGTGAGCAGCAAGAGCAGAGTGGTGAAGATGAGGGTCTGAGTGATGATGAAAAGGCATCGATAGCAATGAACGATGCCATTCTGAACAATTACAGGAAGCAGTATAAACAGGCGAGCGATGTAACGCAGGGAGTGTTTGATTATCTGAATGGTGGTGCACAGAAAGAGGAAGAGCCTTATAAGAAGAAGAACAATGCGAAGGAGAAACTGTATGCCTTGGCAGATGCGATAAGACAGATTGGTAATTTGGCTTATGTTACGAAGGGCGCGACACCACAGAAGTTCAACAACCCGGTAGCAGAGCAAGAGGCGAAGTATCAGCAGGAGAAAGCTCTTAGGGATAAGGATAGAGCTGCGAGAGCCGATGCTGCACAGAAGAAAGCCAAGATGGATGCAGATGCAGCATATAAGGATGCTTTGTTGGCAATGAAGAACAATGAGTTCAATAGGAATGTCTTTAATGATTACCGGAAGGCTAAAGAGAATGCAGACAAGTTCGCTTGGAACAAACAGAAGGATCAAGCAAATTTGGATTTGAGGGGCAGAGCATTGGACGATGCCAGGGAGTACCACAACAAGCAATTGGCACAAGGCGAGAGGAGGCTGCAGCTTAGTGCACAGAGAAACGCTATTGAGGCGGCGAAGGGCGGCTCTTCTGGAGGGAAGTCAGCTTCACTGACAAATCTTTCTTCTCCGTCCGGTCATTTGAACCGCAAGAAAGACTTGAATTCAATAGAGAAGAAGCAGATTACTCAATACTTGATAAACAATGGATTTATCAACAAGGCGAATATGGATATGTGGAAGAGGTATAATATGCTTGGAGACTCAAAGAGTGCAAACGACCTCCAAAACTATTGGATAGCCTATGCTGCAAATATGGCAGGCAAAAAGGGTGATGCGTTCCGCAAGGTGTTGAAAGACCATTATATGTATGGTGAGACTACGACAGTGAGTGCACCAAAGAAACCAGCCACTCCAAAGAAGCCAGCATCTAAACCGCAGCAAAGTAAATCGGCATCTAAACCGCAGCAGCAGAAGCCAGCATCTAAACCAGCAGCGAAGAAACCTGCGGCACGCCAGAACGGAGGGCAGAATAAGAGTGGTGTCGGGAAAAGCCATAATGGCTATAAGCACACCAAAGCATTAGGATTATAAACAAAAATATAAATAATATGGGTGGAGATAAATTTGACCAGCTATACAATGCGCTAAAAGCAGATGGCGCAGTGTCAGGAACGAGAGAGAATTTTAAGAAATTCGTCTATGCTCCGGGCAAACAGGGTTATCAGAACAGATTGCAGCTGTATAATGCCCTTCATGCAGATGGGGCGGTATCAAGTAAATCTTATGAGGAGTTTGCACAAAAGATAGGACTGCACGCAGTAAACAATACAAAACAGCCAACAGCTCAACCTCGGAGCAAGGCTGCACAACAGGCGGTGGCTTATAAGGCTCCGCAAGTGCCGGAGAACTTTGGCACTCTTGATACGACGACAGCCGGGCAATCTTGGCTGCAAAGACAGAACAGCGAGAGCAAGCCTGTCAACAGAATAAATGTGGCAAAAGATACACCGGTTGATGTTACATCGAGAGTAACGGGTAAGCAAGGTAAAGCCCCACGTGTCGTAAAGCATAATAAAAACGAGTTTTTCACCCAAACCCAATTAGGGGATAGTGATTTGGCTCTTGACTATGGATTTGAGGGGAGAACGCAAAAGGTAGAGGATGACAAGAAAAGAGCCGCAGCATTGTTGCTTGACCAGCTTACAAAATCAGACTTTGACGAAATAGACAAACTCTATGCGCAAAAGTCTGGCAAACTTTTCGGAAAAGGCATGATTTCCGGGATTACTACCGACCCAAATGATGCTATGGGGACAATGCTTGGCTCTATGCGTGAGGCAAGTCAGAAGTATGGCACAGATGCAATAATAGCTGCATACAACAAAGCGATTCCTTCGATATTCAGTAACGACAGTTCCCGTAAGGCAATACTGGAGCAGTCAAAGAAACTCGGAATGGACCCAGATGTTTTTGTTCAGCAATACATGCTCCCAAATATTGAAAAATCAATTCATGACCGACTCGTCAAGCAGCACATGCCAAAGTCTGATATGGATTACGTCATGAGGGGAGTTCTCAATGGTGTTGGAGGAAATCTGTTTACTCGCGGCGTCATGACAAAGACAGGAAGAGATATAATGAATGAAGGACATGAAAAATATCTCTCGAATATTGAAGAGCGTATAAAAGATGATGGAGTGTTTAGTAAGGCTGGAGTAGCCAAGTATGGTAACACGACCATGGGAATGGCATCTGATATTGCCGCGTTTGCTGGAGCCGGAAAGATTGCAGGCGGAATGATGTCCGGTCTTGGTACAGGTGTAAGCTTACTAACAAATACACCACTCGGCAAGCGACTTATTGGCGGTGCGATAACGTCAACAAGCAAATTGGTAGAGAAGTATGGTGTAGAGGGGGCCGCGAGAATAGCAAGCTTTGTTGGAAATAATAAAACATGGCTGGGCACGATACTTACGGATGGCGCAAAAGGAACATTAAGAAGCGGTCTTACCCTTGGTAACTATGGCGCAATGCAATACGTTACAGGTGAAGGATATGACAAGGCGGAAAGTGGTGATACGGATAATTGGATCGGCGGTCTGTTTAATAGTTATTCGGATGAATTTAAGACAGGTCTGAAGTTTGGTGTTGTTGGGGCTGTCGGCTCGACAATAGGACGTAACGTCGGAATTACGGGAGCGGAGACAAGTAACCTTCAAAGAATAAAGAATGGAATAAAGAAAGCTTCCGTTTCAACAGGAGCCTTTGTTGCAGAGAGCCTTGCCTTTAGGTCAGACCAAATAGCAGAAGAATGGGCGAAGGATCATAAAATAAACTTCATGGACAACTTTATCCAAGGAGCTTGTGAGAATATGGCAATGAAGTTGGGAAGCGGTCATTATAAACAATTTAGTCCGAAGAATATTCTTCGTAGCATGACGATGGCTGCTGGAGATAAGAGCCTAAAGCTTACTGATACAGAGAAGAGGATATTCCTTGAAAATACAGATGCAAGAAACCTTGTTGAGGCATGCGAAGCGTTGGAGCCAAACCATAAGACACAGGGTGAAGGTCTTGCTTCGGAAAATACTTCCGGCATGAAGTATAAAGACCGTGTAGCTGTTGTAAATAAAAAACAGCGAGACCTTTCGGCAAGAGATGCGCAGGGTAATGCCGTTGGCAAATTGCAGCAGTTCCTTGACAACAAAGAAATACCTTTGAAGTTGAGGATGAAAGTTTCTGCAGCACTTGGTGGAACAATGGGAACAAAAATACCAAGAGCAAGCAGAATAGTTATTGAGCAGGGTGCGAACGGCAAGAATATCGTAAAGGAGTATGCCGAAGATGGAGAATTGATAGATGCTAAGGAACACTCCACTTATGGCGGTGCAGAGGAAGATAGACAAGAGCGCTATCTAAGAAGACAAGACCGCGATTTTAAAGACGAGTACTTAAACGCTATGGACGTTACCACACAGGAAGACATGATGTCTGTAATGGAGCTTGTAGCCAAAGATAACGGCTTTGACAGCATACAGGATATGATACATGAAAGCGCTTTACGGAACTCACAGGGGGACGATAGTCTTGACAAAAAGATAAAGGCAGACTATAAGAAGCGAGGCGAGGAATACGCTGGTACTAAAGCCAAGAGGGTGCTTGATATTCAGAGAGCAGTCAGTGAAGAATATAAGGTAGACCTTGACAAGGCTATGGACAAAGATTTCATGCTAAGGACGGATGAGGAGAATGAAGCCATAGACGAATTCAAAAGGCGCTTACGCGGAATGAACACCGACAAGAACGATGAGGCGCAGAACAAAGCTGTTGCACACCAAGACGGAGCGGACTTGTCGGAGCAGACGGAGTTGGAGGATAGCGAGAAGTTTACGGAGAACGCAAAGACTGTGAACGACAGACAAGCATCTGCAACGGCAGCTTGGATGGAGATGGTGAAGAACACTCCGGAACTGGAAGAGTGGATGAAGAATAATCCAGATGCTACCGTTGAGGAAATGCGTGATAACTTCGGTGATGATGTTGCTGATGCCTATATGGAACTGAGCAAGGCGAAGTCTATGAAAGACGGTTTCATCCAAAATACTTCGCAGAAGATAGAGGATGCCGTGCAGAACCAAGTGGCGCAGGCGAGGTTTACGGGAACTATGCAAAACAAGCAAGGTGCCAAAGTTGCGACAGATAACACTGTTACTATTTTTTCAGACAAAGACGGGAATGAATATACTCTTGTTGGTGGAGATGTAATTGTTGATACGGCAGGAGACGGTTCGTATAGCGTCGGGAAGTCGGGGCTTGTGATATTCCGTGATAAAGACGGTAATACTGTTCAACGTACAAACTTTGACGGTCTGACCGAAGTCGGGACACTGTCGGCAGAGGATTATGCCAACCGCGTTCGCACGACCTTACAGGAACGGAAGACAGCCGAGATACAGAGTTCTGAAACGCCATTGCCGGAGGTTCAGAAGGAAGAACCAAAGGGAGAGAAGAAATCTGACGAACCTAATGGTGAGGGCGAGTCTTCACACAAGGAAGAGGACGAACCATATAAGATAGGCGATGAGGTAGAGTTGCGTGATGTCCTTTTTGATGGAGAAGATACAGATAAGACAAGAAAGTACAAAATTGTCGGCTATGATAAAGATACCAAAAGATGGAAAATGGTAGGTCCTGACGGTATCGAAACTCTCAGTGCTGAAACGTCATATCTTGACGATAATATCGTTAAGCCGAACAAAAATGTTCCTCATGGGCGAAAGATTATTACACACCATTTAGACATGCTTGATAAGGCGGAAAGTCCGGAGGAAAAACTCAATGCAATAAGCGCAATAAGGAATAATGTAAAGAATGGCGGTATAATCACAACCGAGGAACAAGCCAAGGTAAACAAGATAGAGCAAGAACTCAAAGAGCAAGGCTATGAAATCGTAGACTTGACAGGCAAGGAATATAACGGAGGTGAAAAGGTTGAAATTTCACAAAGTATATCCGTTGAACCCGGCGACCCATTATATGACAAACTTGAAGACGGACAGACTATTATCAAATCTGTGCGAAAACCGCAGATAATGAAAGATGGAAAACTCTACCGGTCAGCAGAAGTAATAACTGCAACAAGAGAGGACACATCAGTATCAACAGTTTTGTATGACGACAAACTTGTGCTTGGCGGTATACAAAAAATTAAGAATCCAAGTGAGACAGTCCTAAAACGGATAGACGACTTGAAGGCGGAAATCTCCGAGCTTGAAAAGAAGAAAGCTGAGGAATTGAAGAAAACCGATAACAACAATGAAACGGAAGAGGAAATTCCGAAGTTCAAGGACGGAACGGCGGTTCCGATGAATGAGAAGGGAGAGCCGGACTTTAGCAAGATGGCACCCGAACAGGGAGCAGAGCTTTATGAAGAGAACTTCGGTGCTGATGCAGAGAGTACGCTTGCGAACGAAAGGAAAGCAGCAGAGAAAGCCTTGAAGGACGCCAACAAGATGAAGATAAGCGGTAGCGGTTGGAGTGAAAAGGTGAAGGCAAAGAAAGAGAAAGAAGCAACAATAGCGGCAGCACAGGCAGAGATAGACAGAGTAGACGCTATACAGAAGGCACTGACAGCAAAGAAAGTTGAGGGAACACTTGCTGCAAGCAAACCGGAAATCGCAGATGGCGAAGAGGCTAATACGGCAGGAAGTGTTGCTGCTGAAAAGTTCCAGAAAGCATCAAAGGTTGTTGGCCGTAAAGGTTCACGGACACTTGCGGACGGAACGAAGATAAAGGGAACATATATGATTGTTCCGGCAGAGAGCCTTACTGCAAGCCATGATGCGACAAACGGCTATAAGAAGAGCGAAGGCTTCCCTGTGAATGAAGAGGGCAGAACAATCAACGACAGAGATTATGAGCACGATAAGGATGCACAGGATGTAACTGAGCAGATGAGTGCCAAATATGACGGACAGGCTGTAAACCAAGTTCCAACGGTAAGCGATGAGGGAATTGTTTATGACGGTAACGGCAGAACAATGGCAGGACAGCTTGCAGCAAAGAAAGGCACGGACAAGGAATACATCGAAGCCTTGAAAGAGAATGCAGAAGCATTTGGACTTACAGCCGAAGATGTAGACAAGATAGAGCACCCGAGAGTGATATTCGTGCCGGACGAACGATTGCCATACGACACGGAGACCTTTGCGAGGTTCAACAGGAATGAGAAGAAATCACAGAGCAATACGCAAGAGGCTATTGCCAACAGCAAGAAACTGTCGGCAAAAGATGTAGGCGCAATCATTAGCGAGATGGAGAGTTCGGGTAGTTTGGATAGTTTCTTTAACAATCCGAAAGCAATAAATGAACTGGTAAAGACGTTAGTAGAGAAAGGTGTAATCGGTCAGAACGAAGTTGCCGGACTTATGGATGGAGATCTGATGTCAGCAAAAGGCAGGGAGTTTGTACAGAACCTCTTGCTTGGTGCGGTATTCAAGGAGGACACCTTAAAGATGATGGGTATCGAGAAAGGCTTGAAGAGCAAGGCTCTCAACGCTATGCGTCAGATTATGGACAACGCGAAGTTGGGTGAGTATTCTCTTAGAGAAGAAATAGACAAGGCTGTCCAGTTGCTTTATGAGGCAAAGAGAAAAGGCTACACCGTAGACGGTCTGTTACGACAGCCGGAAATGTTCGGAGAGTCAGCATCGGAGCGTTACCCGATAGAGGTGCAGATAATGGCAAAGGCACTGGAGGGCAAGGTCGCAGACTTCAAGGAAATCATGGAGGCTTACAACCGGAATGCACAGGCATACAATACAGGTGAGGTAGACATGTTTGGCGATAAGCCTACAAAGGAAGAGTTTATTAACGAGATATTAAAACTTGAAAGTTGGAAGAAGTATGACACAAGAAAAGAACAACAAGCCGAGCAAGGCACAGTTGATGATGGCAGCACTAAAGGAAGTGAACCGGAGACACGAGGAGATAATGAAAAAGGAAAAGGAGGAGTAAAGCTCGAAGACCCATCCAATGCAGAGGAGGGACTAAGGGCAAATGCCGAGGCATACAAGAAAGAGGAGGCAAAGGAAGAGCAACCACCTACCGATACTGGAACGAAGAAGTGGGAGGATATGACACCCGAAGAAAAGGGCAAGGAGGCAGACGAACACCCACTTACTGAGGAGGAGATACGGAATGGGGCGAGTGAAGAGAATCAAGAGCTTGTAGCGGCGGCAATAGCCTACGTGGACGGCGACAAGAGTTTATTAAACCAAATAGCTTATTTAAAAATTTACGGAGATGTTAGGAATCGACATGAGAATGTTCCCGGCAATAGCGGAACAGAAGACGGAACACAGTTGGCTGCAACCGATAATGGAAGCGGCAACGGATTGGAGCTGGAGCCAGGACGAGGCAGCGGAGGAGTTGCTGAGCCAGTGGATAAAGGAGCAGGCGGAGAAACTGCACCCGGAGAGCCAGAGAGCGGAGAGAATGGTGAGGGAGGTGCTAATCCTCCTGCTGGAAAACAAGGCGATAGCCAAGGTGAAGGAGGAACACCCGGAGTGGGCGGACTATCTGCCGGAAGTACTAAACCCGAAGGAAGCGGCACAACTGGCGGCAAGGGAAGTGTGGGCAGAGGAGGAAGACGAGGAGGCAGCGGAGGACCTTCTAAGTCAGATGCAAAGCGGAAGCCTACAGCCAAGCAAGGAACTATCTTCCCGGATAGCAAAGGGAAAGATGTAAAGAAAGAAACGAGCGATGCAAAGGCAGCGATGAAAGCAGCCTTTGCTAAGTTCAAAGAGCTAAACAAAAAAGATAAAGGCAAATTGTCTTCGTCATTATTGTTTGGTTTGGAGAATAAAATACCGACAGCAGAAGCACTTGAATATCTGCCCGAAGTAATGAAAGCCACAGGGCGGTATGGAATTGCCGTAATGCGAGAGGGCATCTACAAGGCTAAAGAATGGTTTGACAGTGTTCGAGAGGCTATATCAGACGATATGAAAGACTGTGGCTTTTCTGACGAAGATGTGGATGCTTTCATAAGAGAGATGTGGCACATGCCTTGGACAATGGACGGTGAGACCCATAAGATAGGCGAGTGGTCGAGCATCTACGGATATTCCACACTGAGAAGCAAACTGAAAGAACCACTGAAAAAGAAATTCGATGCACAGGTACTTGCCGAGCCGACAGAAGTAAAGGTTGGCGACAAGAAGAATATCGAGGAAACCTTGCCGTTCCTTTTGCCACAGCAGCAAGACGATGTGCTGAGAGCCGAGACGCAGTTCTTTGACGAGAGCCACAAGGATAAAGCTCACGCTGGAGGCAAGGGGTATATGTTTACCAACGGCACGGAAACAGGAAAGACCTATACTGGATTAGGCATCGTAAAGCGAATGGTGAAACAAGGAAAGAAGCGAATCCTTATCATAACACCAAGTCAGGCGAAAGTAACCGACTGGAAGAATGACGGAAAGAACCTGTGCCTTGACATCAGAGACCTCGACGACTGGGCAAAAGAACATGGCACGACAGCGACGACGGAGAAAGGCGAGGGTGTGGTGATAACGACCTTTGCCAATTTTAGAGCCAACAAGTCATTGCTTGAAGACCAGTTCGACATGGTTGTATATGATGAGAGCCACAGAATCATGGAGAACAAGAAAGGTATAGATACCGAGGGTAGCAGGCAGCACTATATGCTGACGAACAGGAATGAGGACTATGCCTTGATGCGTCTTGAAGAAACCAACGAAGACTGGCAGAAGCTGAAAGGTCTTGCCGGGGACTTTGACAATGCAAGAAAGAAAAAGATAAACGAGATAGAGGAGCAGTACAGAAAAGAAAATCCAAGTGCAACGGACAGAGACGTGAGGAATGCTACACAGAAGTTGTACCCAAAGGATATGAACAGCTTTAGCGTAGCAGAGAAGCAGAAGTTTCCCGAGTTGGGCAAAATATATGATGATTACATTGCAACCATCAGTCATTATGAGACAGACGTAAAGCCGGGACTTGTAGAGCAGGCAAAGAAATCGGTAGACGCGACAAAGGTAGTATTCCTTTCTGCGACACCATTCAATTCAAGAGAGAATATAGAATATGCCGAGGGCTACTTGTTCTCATATCCCGAGAGGAACGCTATGGGACAGAGCGGCAAGATGCAGCGATGGAGGGAGAAGATGGGCGAGACCTACGACAAGTACTCCCAAATGGAAAAGACCGAACAGAACGGCGATAAGCAAGCCGTGTTCGGAGAACTGAAAGAACTCGCATGCAAGCTTGCCGGAATGACCGAAGATGAAATGAGGAGGTATCTGACATCGAAGAATAGCAAAGGCTATGACGATGGAGGTGTGAGGTTTAGAATGGAACTTGGCAAGACTTTCTCTGATTCAAAGGAAGATTTTGACGGTGTTAGAGATAGAGCTGTGGAAGAGAAAGGTATCGTAATGCCTAACCTAAATAAGGAAAGCGTTAAGGTTGTGTCTGTGGAGAAGCATAGGTTCGGTGAAGATGTAGGCAAGATGCTTGATAATGCGGAAGAATGGGCAAAGTCTAATCTTGTTACAACGGACAAATCAAATTTGCCAACAATGCGTGATGGCACACCTTATACTATAAGTAAGAACGCTATCGATAAGTATTTGTCTTCAAGTGCCACAAAAAAGAGCGACAACCTTGGTGTTCATCTTTCTGTTCTCCCAAATCTTAAAGATGTTATCCATGAAAGCATCGAAACCGAGATACACCCAGATTATAACAAGGGTGAAGACGGAAACCGAAGCATAGGGAATGGATATGGAAATAATGTGTTGGTTCATCGTTTGTATGGTGCCGTGAAACTTGATGGTAAAATTTATCGTGTAAAAACGACCATGCAGGAGTTTAGAGGCGGCGAAGAGAATAAGCCTCACAGCTATGAGGTAACAAGAATAGAGCTGTTGGAAGGCTCTGAGGCAGCGAAAGAATCCGACAGTCTCCATGTGAGCAGGACAACCAACAACTCTATTTCTGCTGCAAAGTTACTAAATGGAGTTGGAAAATCCTACGATAAAGGGAAAAAACTTCTTGACGAGAGTAAAGATTTAGCAGATGGAGAGACACGTTTCCGCAAGGACGAAAGCGAAAATGCCACGAGCGGAGAACTTACTCCACGCGAGAGAGAGCAGCAGGAGCAGATGGAGAAGCACAGAGCCACTGTTCTGAAAACTACCGAGAAGCTGAATACCAGAACTACAATCCACGACAGTTTGGAGGATATTGAGAATGAGACAGTGCGCAAGGCTATCGAGAATGGCGAGAAGGTAAAGGCTTGGTATGATATGAAGACCGGGGAAGTTCATCTGTATCTGCCGAACGTAACCGACAAGTATGATGCACAGAAGAGTATAGTGCATGAAGTTGTAGGACACAAGGGAATGAGAAATCTCCTTGGCGAAAGCGGTTATAGAGACATGATGCGCAGAATGTATACCCACCTTAGCGCAGAAGAAGCAGCCGAAGTGAATGAACGCATGATGAAAAACGGCTGGGACTTCTATACCGCAATGGACGAGTGGGTTGCAGACAAGGCAGAAGAAAGCGTGTGGACACCGCAGGAATATCCGAAGTATATAGGATTGAGCAACCTTTGGAGTCATATCAAACATTATGTTACCGAGGCAATCCATAAGGCTGGATATAATATCAACCCGAATGTGGACGATGTGAAGTACTGGCTTTGGGAGAGCAAGAGAGCTTTGCAGAATGGCGATACCTATACCGAGATGAAGAGAAACTCCTTCCTTTGGAGATTAAACCACGGCACAGGAAAAGAAACACTTGACGATGTTATAAATTCGCCTGCATATAATCACGGTGATGCACAAGAGAGTGTGAGATACCGCAAGGAAACCAGTGATGATGCAATGATAGAAGAGGCTAAAACACTTTTCCGCAAGGGTAGCCTTGATTACAGCAAGAACGACACGCCACAGGAAACGGCAACAAAGGATGCCATAGAGCAAAGACTGGGCAGTTGGCAGTACCGCGAAACCGAAGCGTGGAAAGACAACATGGCAAGTCTGGACACGACACAGAAAGAGATGAGCAAGAGCATAAAGAACTTTGATTCATCAATGGACGTGTATCACGGAGCAATAAACCAAAGTTCGGTAGTAGCCGAGAAGAGAGCCAACTTCGAGAGAAGAGAGCTGAAGGACCTCCAGCAAGCACTAAGGAAGCCAACCAAAGCACTTGGAGGCGGAGAAAGAGGTTATGAGAACGTGAACATGTATATCTACATGAAGAGTGGACTGGAGAGAAACCGTGTGCTGCTTGTAAGAGATGTAGCCAATAATATAGATACGAGGATAAAGAAGTTCAATGCCGAGCTAAGGGAAAACGATCCGAAAGCAAACGTGATAACCTTTACAGGAATAGAGCAGTACAGGGATGAGTTCCATGCCGAGAAAGACTATCTTACCACATTGTTGGAGCAAGGGCAGATAGACCTGCACCAATACTACGACAAGCTCGACAAGTTTATCAGAGACTTTGAGTTTACGAAGACAGGCGACAAAGCGGTAGACGCAAAGATAGACAAGCTGAACAAATGGTATAAAGACAGTGTAGCCGACAAGTACGATCCAAATGGAAACGACTATTCGGGAATATCGTCAATCGTGCAGTACAGAGTAAACGGACAGTTCAGCGACAGCGCAATCATAGATGCCGTGATGCAAGCAGAGAATACAATCGGAATAGACGATGTTGAAAATCTATGGTCGGCAGTAAGAGGAGTAACCGGATATGCACTGGAGAGCGACCACAAATATGGAATAGTAAGCAGTGCAGCCAAAGACAGAGCCAAGGGAATGTTCAACTGGTATATTCCGATGCGAGGATTCAAGGAAGACTCAATGGAAGACAGCTACGCATATATGCACAGCGATTCAAACAAGCTTGCAAGTTCAAGTCTGAAAACCGCCAAAGGACGAACAACCCTTGCACAAAGTCCATTAGGCACAGCAGCAGCAATGGCAGAAAGGGCAATATCAAGAGGCGAAGACAATGCCAACAAGCAGAGAATGTATCGCCTTGCAAACGCATGGCTGAAAGAACATACAGAGGAAGACGGTAATGGCGGTATGAGACTGACCGAAGTCCCTCCAGTAATGGTGAGCGATGTCTGGTACGAGAAGAAATACGACAGCTTGGGAAATGAGTATTGGGAAGTAGCCACCCCCGACATAAAGCCTGATATGAGTGCAGAGGCAATCCGCAAAGAGATAACCGACTTCGAGAACGATATGAAAGCCAAGCAAGCAAAAGGCGGAGCAACAAAGACCCTGCAAAAGGGGGGTTATGCAAAGCCGTTTGAAGACCCGATGCACAAGAAGCAGAATATCGTTACCGTATGGTTCGGAGGCAAGCAGAGACAGATAATCTTCACAGGTAATCCGAGAGCAGCGCAAGCACTGAACGGAGAGTTGAAGAGTGATGAACACGGTAACAGATTGATGCGATTTATGGGAAGCATGTTTACATCGTATAACGTAACCTTCTCCGTAAGTAATCTTAGCCGCGATACATTATTTGCGAATAACAATATCTCGATAAAGGAAAACGCAGAGTATTATGCAAGGTTCACGGCAATGCAGGCAAGACTGTTGGGCGGACAGACAATAGGGATGCTAACAGCTAACGTACACGAGAAAGTACGTGGTGAATACTTCAACATGTGGGCACATTACAAACAAGGCAAAGCTCCAAAGGGCGACCTCGAAAAACTGTTCTATGAGTTTATGGACAATGGCGGTAAGACCGGATTTGTAAAGACAAAGACGATAGACAACTTCGAGGACGAGATAAGAAAGAATGCCGGAGGACGGAAAGCCATGGAGACAGTAGGCAAGGTGTTACATTCTCTACCCGAAGTAATCGAAGGTCTGAACGAAAGAGCTGAAAACCTAAACCGCTTTGCTTGCTACGCCACAAGTCGCAAGATGGGAAGAAGCATAATGAGAAGTATCACCGATGCGAAAGAAGTAAGCGTAAACTTCAACCGCCGAGGTTTGGGGGCAAAAGCCTTTGATGTGCCGGGGGCGACATGGATAGAGAAGGCTTTTGTAGCAAATGCTGCAAGATGGTGTAGAGGTAGCTATATGTTCTTTAATGCTGGAATGCAAGGCTTGAGAACTTTACAGAAGAATATGGTAAAGCATCCTATAAAGACAACGATTAACATGATAGGAATACCTATGGTACTGGGCGGCTATCTTATACCTTTGCTTAACCAAGTCTTGGCAGGAGACGATGGCGAGAAGTATGCAAGTCTGCCGGAGTGGGAAAGAAGGAATAATTTCTGCTTCTACCTTGGCAAGGACAAATGGTTGAAGATACCATTGGCAATAGAACTAAGAGCGTTCTACGGGCTTGGCGATGTTGCAAGAAGTGTAGAAGACAAGAGATTGCAGTCGGCCAATAATATATGGCTCGATGCCGCTGCACAGCTAACACAGATACTCCCGGTAGACTTCATGGGAGAAGGCATGAGCCCTGTAAATGCAGCAGTGCCAGATTATGCAAAACCAGTGTGGCAAGTAGCCAATAATGAAGACTGGACTGGTAAGCCGATATATAAGGACTACGATTATATGAAGTACGATCCCGAATATCTGAAGGTATATGCAGGTGAGTTCGAGCCATTTGTAAACCTCAGCAAGTTTATAAACAAGGCTTCGGGTGGAACGGCAGTAACAAAAGGTGATTGGGACGGAAAGTGGAACAATCCTGCGATATGGAACAACATCGTGCAAGGTTATTTCGGTGGAGCAGGAAGTGATGCAACCCGAACCGCAAAGATAGTCAAGAGACTTGTTACGGGCGACTGGGACGGTTTCTCGACAAGAGAAGTACCGATGGTAAGAGCCATGTATAGCACACCGACAGAAAAGACTGTTTATTACAGAGGTCTGAGCAAGTATGCCAAATACAAGGAACTCTCCGACAAGTACGACCACGACATGAGAGTATGGAAGAAGAACCAGGATAACCCGGAGATAAGCATGAAGTATAATGCGGAGCTACATGGCAACTCATTAGACAAGCGGATAAATGCGTTAATCAAAGAAAACGAAAAAGTGTTCAAGAAATGCCGCAAGATAATCAATAGCGGAGAGTTGAGCGACGACGAGGCGAAAGCCATGCAGATGCAAATGGATAAAGCAAAGTTGGATTTGGTAAACGAGATTGACAATATGAAATAAGCAATAAAAAAAAGAAAGGATGGCGAATGGCTGTCCTTTCTTTTTGTATGGTAGGTGTTTTAGGTTTGTTAAGGGAAAGGGTGCATGCCTTTTCGGAGTTTGCCCGGCTTGTAAGAACAAAGGGCATTGTGAATTTCCTCAAAGGCAAGTTCCTTCTGCTGTTCCTTGGTAGCCGTAACAGGGTCGTTTGGAGTGAGGTAGAGAAGAAGATACTCGTATATGCAACCGTTGACAATAAAGTCGTGAACGGCATTAGAGAGCGGTTCAAGAGCATTAGAGTTCCACCAATCACCGATAGAAAGAACGAGGTCAATCTCCTCTTTATCCTTGATATTATTAGAAGTAGAAAGAATACGCTCCTCCTTCAACACAGAAGCGAGCTTACGCTTAACCAAAGAAAGATACTTGCCAAACCACCGGTCGATAAGCGGACGGACAGCATCAATATTCTCGATATTGTTGTCTTGCGCCTGCGCTTCATTTCGGCGAGACTTCGTGATAATACTAAGCTGCGCCTCAATATCGTAGATAACTTGCGCACGCATGATATAAATATGATATGTGTCCTTCTGTTCGCAGCAGCACCGAGTGGCTTTGCCAGTCATTTCGTCGCAAGCACGCTGGAGAACAGGGTCAAGAGCATAACGCTCAACGGCATCACACTGAGGATTGTCCGGGTCGTGAAAAATCTGTTCCATACTAATTTGATTTTATAAAGTGATAATATACATACATGAACGCATACCCCAAGAAGAGAGCGTAGATGTGGATAAGAAGATTAATGCCGGGGAGAAGTCCGAAGACAACAGTCCACGGAAGAATCTTTCTGCACATAATGCCCAACCCTTTAGTCGGAGCCCAAGTAGTGCCGAGGTGGGCAAACAGGAGAGCCGACATGCCGACAGTAGGGACGTTAGGCATAGGCAGGAAAGAAGCGGCAACAGCAGCAAGCCAAGCAAAGGCATTGACACTTTTCCCGAAAGAAAGAAGCACAAAGACATTTGCAAGCAAGTGAAATATATTGGCATGGGAAAAGATATACAACAGATGGTTAAAGTCATATACATTCCAAACCATAGGGTAATGGAATCCACAGATGAAAGCCACCGCCATAAGTACAGCCAGTATATTGTTCTGCCAGTTGCGGAAGAACATCGGACCGCCGGGAGAACTAAACGTTATCGTCATTGACATTAACCAAGATTAGAGCCTTAACCGTAGGGTCGTGTCGGGAATACAACTGAATGGTAGCCGAACCGCAATCCTTGGCAAAAACAGAAACCAAGCCATTCTCAACCTTATCCACAGAAACAGCATTAAGATTAAGCGAAGACACCTCTACATCATCAATATCCCCCTGCTTGATAGAATACTGGAGCTTGTAAGTATTACCCTTGATAATATTCTGCGGTTCGGTGGGGGCAGAAATAGTTTTAGGGTAGGGATAAGCAGGCGGTTGAGGTGGCAAACGGTTAAAGCACCTCATGATAGGAGTAAGCGTCTTGTCAGACAAGTTAAGGAAAATCTCGGCCCTTTGAGGGTTGATGTTCTCCCACCAAAGCATAAGCATCTTGTTCTTGATATAATCAGACCCAAGACGTGCGAGAGAGTCCACGTAAGCATCATTAAACCTGTCAGACAAGAACATGCGGTATTTCACGGCAGACGAATCAGACATATCAAGGAGAACGGCATTATCCGCCGTAGTCTGTCTGCCCTGTACTGCGTAATCAGAGAAAAATGTTTTAAGTTCCTCGGCAGCCGTAAGCATATCACGCTCCAGTTTGCGCTCGATATAAAGGTCATCGCCAACCGCCTCGTGGTAAGCAAGACGAGAAGCCTTCTCATCAGCTGCACGATCAGCATTAGAGGTAATAAGTGTTTCAGATTTCACAGCGTCAATAATAGTAGAACGCAGTAAAGTAAGTTGTATCGTTTTCATATTCAAAAAAAATTATAAGACAAATAAGACTGATAGGACTAATACTGTGTAACAGACCCGGTAGTATTCACGAGAGGGTCAGAACTTGTAAGATACCCCGACTTGTAGAAGATAGAATTGCGGAGCGAGACAAGATTAGCATCAGCCTCGTCCGCATAAATCTTAGCATAGTCAGGAAGAACAGAAGCAACATGGCGGGCAATACAGAAAGCCACCACATAGCCGAGCGTAGCATCGTTGAAATACTCCGTTAGGTCGTCGGCATCCCTACCCCCATTGATGGAGAAGAGATAATCATCTCCATCCTTATGATAATCGGAGATGCGTTCGGGCGCAACAGCCCATAAGGCATGAAGCGCCTCGCGAATATATTGCTCGACAATTATCTTCTCCCTTGAAGAAAGAATGGCGTTAGTGTAAACAGACTCGCCCTCTTTAGTTCTGATGCGAGAAGCAAGAGACCCGATGCGGTCGTTGGCAAGGTCGAAGACCTGTGATATGTTTATTTTCAGTTTCATATTTTCTTGTTTTTGTTATAAGACTAATAGGACTGACAAGACGGATAGTTTATATCGAAGCTTCGGAGACACCCTCGTGCGTACGCTCACGTTGATAATGTATGCGCCAAGAAGGTCTGTCCATATCCGACATAGACACCCAAAGAGCGATAGCCGTAGACATGACAATATCATCATGGTTGTCTTTGCCGCGGATATTTCCAAGAGAACCATCATCATGGCGCTCATAGATGCGCAGCTCATTGTAGCAAGCCTCGTCTGGCTCGTCCCAAAGTTTATCCTCAACACTTGCAATCATATTATCAATAAGCTGAGTTTTGGTGAGCTTGTTAGTTTGGAAACCCCATTTCATTTCCTTCTTGTCAGCCACCTCCTCCGAACCGACAGAACGCTGATAGAGGTTAGGGTAGAAGTCGGCAATCTCCTCGATGATAGTAGCGAAGTGGTCGCCCTCAGCATTAGAGTTACGTTCACGGTCGGCAGTATTGGACTCAATGACAAGTAAGGCATCGTCATAGAAATGAGCGAGAGCCGCAGCTTTCCACGCAAGAATATCGTGTCGGCAATGCCCTCGCCACCTTGCAACAACCTGCGGAACACCACCCTTCATCTCCGGCATAAGTCCCTTGCGGTCGAGAACCGTCATTACAGTATAGTCAGAGCGCACACTCTTACCGCCAATATCCACAGCCACCAAGTAGCGGTTGCGAATATCGAGAATGTTGTTGTTCGGCAGTTGCCAAATCTTCAAATCCCCGTCGTCATTAAAATTAATCTTAGCCGATTTGTACAAGTCGCGGCATTTCTTCATGCTGTACGGCAGTTGAATATCCGCCCTATAAGTAGGAGTACGCTTGAACATCTGCTGCATCTCGTCAATAGAGTAAGCGTCAAAGACAAGATTGCCAGCATTTCGGAAAGCCTCCACCGGGTCAACAGGAGCCTCAGTAGCAAAGTGGGCATGGTCGGAATATCGGTTGCGGTTGATGCGGTACCAGTTGATAGCATTAAAGCAAGCACCAAGGTTCCACAGCCTCCAGAAGAACTTACCTGATTCGCGATAACCCTTAGAGTAAGTATTGCTATCCTTATTCTCAATCAGCCACCTCGCAAATTCATAATCATTATCCACCTTCTCCATATCCTTTTCAAGATAGTAGAAAGGAATGAAAATAAACTTATAGGCATCATTATTGTCCGGGTTCATTGCAGACTGGCACTTGTCGTAGAAAAAACCAGCCATACCCTTACCCGTAGACTCAAACACCTCAATGTTGTCGGGAATATGTTCAAGACCACCCGACACGGCAGAGAGGACATCTTCCGGGTCGTGTCCGTCAGTGGATTTCCAACTCGCCACTTCGGAGTAATGTGCGCAGTGGAAGTTATCACCACGGACATTCTCAAAGTTCTCAAAAGACGCTACCGTGATAGTGGAAGTACGGATAGGCTTCTGTCCGTCAGAAACAACAAAGTCGTCAGTGGACCCCTCGTAGGGCGACATCATAAGTTGTTTGCCATTAGCACCGACAGTCCAGCCAGCCTGCGCCTCAATAGCCTTGCGGTACATAGCCTTAATCTTTTTAGACGTGCCCTTGACCTGTGCGAGGACAATAGAGTTCCAACCATCGGGATGGCGGAAGTCCTGCATCCACTTGATATAAAGCTGAGTAAGAGTAGAACCGCCCCATTGTCGAGCTTTAAGAATAACGACAAAGATAGGCTGTCGCGACTTGCGGAGTTTCTCAAAGAGGGCAAGCAACCTTCGCTGAGGATAATTCAGTTTAAACTTGATAAAAGCACCGGACCGCTTATCGACAATCTTGTCGGTAAGATACATCGCGAACTCTGGATCTTCGCGCATGCGAGCCTTGCAAATCTCCATAGTAACCGCAGAGTGGAGAACATCAGAATACTGCTTGCCCCACACATCAGTAATATACCTATATATAGACCCGGCATGCACGACATCAGTAAAGAGCCTATTAAGCAAGCACTCCTTGGGTACATACATAATCGGGTAGACAAAATCAGCAATCTCAACCTTGATACGATTGTCAAAGTCGTAACATCCGACACCCGTGATAGGGTCGTAATCGCCAAAAATCTCTTTCATTCGGCGAGAGTTTTCTGCAACAATGGCGGTAATTTCTCTATCAATATCCTCTAAATTCATACGCTCCTATATTAAAGTTAAGCCGACTGCATCATCTGCTGAGCCTGCTGTACATTCTGTTCGGACTGCGCCTGCTGCTGCGGAGACATACCCTGCTGCTGCATGGCAAGTTGCTGCTGCATCTGCTGCTGCATCTCGTTAGATTCAAGCTGTTGCAGAAGTCGGTCGCTAAACGGAAGATTGACACACTGGAGATACTGCTGAATGTTGATAGCTCCAAGCTGGAGAAGTTGCAGAGCTGTATCATTGACCTGCGTCTGATAAGCGGCAGTTGCGGCACTCTCCTTGATAGAAACCTTGAACATGACATCACGAGCCGAGAGACGGTCGTATTCAATAAGGTTAGTATTATCCTTGTTGAGAATAAGCCTTCCATCATCGTAATACTGCTTGATATTGGAAACCTTCTTACGGGTAAGCTTCTCCGTAAATACAGTCATATCAGAAAGGAGAGAATAAAGCGATGTGGTGGCGTTCTGCTGTTCAAGCGAGTATCGGGAAGCCGAAGTTCCGGCAGACGGAGTCTTGCCCTGCAAGGCACCACTGACATTTGTAATCTCCCTTGTGAGGTTAAGCTGCATCTGGAGAAGTTCGGTAGTACCGATCTGAACGGCATTAGAAGTGATAATCTCCGGTCGGGCATTAGGGTTAAGACGAGAAGTTTCGTAGAAAATGATACCGTCATATTCCGTAAACTCATCAGCAAAATCCTGTGGTGTCATATCATCCGGAATACAACTCTTAGGAACAATAGTGATACCCTTAGCCGAAGAGCGGGCAGCCATATCATGCATGACGATAAGGCGGTTGATATACCTTTGTTGGTCGATGATGTTAGACATAAACGGGTGCACCTCGCCATTGACAAACGGGAAAAGCTTAACAGTAAACGGATGGCTATTGAACTCATAAGGCGATTCCCCTTCACAAAGAATAGTGCCATCGGGAGTAAGGAAAGTGTAATACCAATAAGAGTCTACAATAAGTTCAGCCTTGATATAAGCACGCTGCTCCTTGGGCACTCCAGCTTGGTCGTAGATTTTCTTTCTGCCCACATTGATAGCACGAACCTTATCAATATCCCCGAGTTCGCAACGGAAACGAGCATCATCAGCGTTTGTGGCAATAGGGTCAACACATTGATAGCGCATCTTTGTTTCCTTAGTCCACACTTCAATAACACGGCGGAAAGACTTGTTGGCAGGAGACGTAAAGGAAAGATTTTCAAGAGTATTCTCTTCATTCTGTTGAAGTCCCGAAGATTCATCAAAATCCTCGTTAAAAGAAAAGATAGTATCAATATCATCAACAGACAAGCCAAATTCGGGTTTGGCAAATTTAGAATAAAGCTCCGGGCGAGAGCAGTCATGAAGCATTCCGATAAGCGTAACGTCTTGGTGTCGCGGGTCAGAACCGCCTTCCCAAAATGCGAAGTTAGGATTAACATAGTCCGTCCAAGTATCAAATAACCCATCACGCTCCTCGTAACTTTCACGAACGATAGCAACACCGCCTGTGAGATAGTCTTTAAAGACGGTATTAAGGACATCGGGCATAAATGTATCTTGCCAGTTCGCCTGGGTAGTTGCGGACATCATATCAGACAACCACTGGGCATCGTGTGCACGAGCAAAACAAACAGGCTCGGTGGCTTGCTTAGCATACAGACCAGCCACCGTATTGAAGATAGAAATCATAATATTGTTGGTAAGCGGAACATTACCTTTACGTTTAAGATATTCACGTTCCGTGACGTATCCACACTTGTAGTAAATGACATCTCCCCATTGGTCGCCAAACGTGTAATTGTTGGTCCGCTCACGCACCTCCCTAATATTCCTTTTAGTCTCCCAAGCCTTGTTGCATCTTGTTACGAGGTCGGGGTCGTGTTTGCATTGCGATAGCCTTGCCTTTCTACGCTTCACCGTATCGGTATGATGTGAAGGCATGACATCGCTAAGAGTAGGTAAATTTTTTACAGTCATAATAAAACGTTTTATGCAGGCAAAAATAGAGATATAGGGTTTTTGTTTTTCCGTTGGCGCAATATGGGAGAGGCGTGAGGCGATAGTAAAATGCCGTAAAAAGCCCCAAACAAGCGGTATCGGAAAAAGAAAAGCGACAAGGATATATATTTGCCGAAGAAAACCAAAATCTTATAAGAAATGGAAGAAGAAGAGAAAAAGAAACAGCCAATGGCGGAAGCGCAGGAGCAGACGGAAGAAACACCGCCTACACCCAACAGAGACGCCTACAAAGCTGCGTTCGGTGAAGACTATCCGGACGTAGACTTTGAGAACAAAGAAGAGCGTTACGGCAAGATGCTTGACGATAGAAAGAAGCTGAAATCATACCGTGAGAGCGGCAAACGTCTGAACGACACATTCAGCAAGAACCGGTGGCTTGCAGCCATGATGCAGGACATAACAGAGAATGACGACCCCGACTATTCGCCGATAGACTGGATGGCGGACCACGGCATCGACATTAACGAGGCAATGGAAGACGAGGCGACAAGAAAGAAAGTGTCGGAGAAGATTGCAGCCTTTCAGCAGAAACAGGCAGAAGGCGAGAAGGAAGACGAAGAGCGACAGAAGAATTTCGCCAAGAGTGCAGAAGCCTTGAAGAAACTCGGGCTTGACGAAGATACAGCCAATCAGATGTGGGTAGACTTCTTTACCAACATCATAGACGCAGGACTACGAGGTGAAGTAACCGAAGACACATGGCGCATGATACAGAAAGGGCAGAACTATGACAACGACATAGAGAATGCCAAGCAAGAGACCGCCATGAAAACAAGGAACGAGAAGATAGCAAACAAGGTGAAGAAGTTTGACGAGCCGATGCCTCCAACATTATCACAGGGCGGTCCGGGTGTACAGGCAAAACAGAAGCCAAAGAAAGAAAACTTCTTCTCTGATTTGAAAGACGCAGGCTATTAATAATAATATATAAGGTGAAAAGACCTTCAGGATAACAAACTTTAAATTAAACAATAACGAAATGAAGAAAATTATTCAGGAAATCAGAAAGGGCAATATGGGCATACTATTGATGTTCATGCTGCTCGCAGTGTTGACAGGCGGCATCGGTATGGCAGAAGGTGCAGTAATCGGTGCGGAAGGACCGGAGCCGCTAAGTAAAGACGAGACCCACGACCCCGCAGACCCGGATTCGGGAACAGGTCAGAACCCCGACGACGATCCATCGGGACGACTTGCACCGGGTGATACCACCGCAGGACAGAACCTTGACGGTTCACAGGCATCAAGTTCGCAGGCTCGCCAAGGTGGTTTGGAGGAAGACGAGTATGACTCGATTATCACCAAGTTCCAGCCATACCGAACCCCATTGCTTGCCATTGCAAGAAAAGTATCACGCACAGTACACATTCAGAACTGGAGTGTAAAGCACGGACGTGTCGGAGGTGAAACCCTTGACGGAAGAACAAAGGCAAAAATCGCCCCAGAGTCGGATGGTTCAATCAAGCTGACAAAGACAAATTTCAGCGGTTCGCTAAAACCGTTCTACAAATGTTCTACTCTTCTTGTGCCGTTCGTTTCCGGTTATTCGCAGAACTCGACTTCCACTTCTCAGATAAAAGAAGGCTCACTCATGCTTTATGTGGTTGAGAACACAGGAACCGAAGTAATCTGCCGTGCGGTGAACGGTATTCCGACAGACGATGCAGTCGTTGATGATTTGGATGCAAAGAAGTGTCCGGAAATTCCAGCCGACACCTACATCTGTGCAGCATCAACCGCAATGTCAGAGAGTCAGTTGCTGCTGACCCCGGAAAACTATCAGCCAAGAACTTCTATATTCTACGTACAGAAGACAGGATTCAATATCGTGTTTACAGAAGACTACGAGAAGACAAAGAAGAAATTGCCGTTGAAGGTAGCTGACCTCAAAGCCGATTCACTTTTCAAGTACAACATGCGTTCAAACCGCAGATATTGGGCAAGTGCACAGGCGCGCTTCCAAGTAAGAAACGGAGACGGTTCAATCGAAGATGTGTTCACTACAAACGGAATCCTTAATCAGATTACCAACAGCTACCGCTATCAGAAAGGAAAGTTGACAGTATCAGACCTTATCGCCATAAGCAAGTTGCAGTTCACCACATTCTCGCAGTCAGACGAGGCGTACGTATTCTGCGGTAAGGATGCTATGGAAGAGCTGATGAACCTCAACTTCGAGGGAACAACAAAGCTTATTGATTTTAAGGATACAAAAGTACTTGACCTCGATTTCCAGCTATTGAAGACAACCTTTGGAACACTGAAATTCATTTACGATCAAGGCTTGGATTCGTTAGGCTTCAAGGACGCGATGGTAGTCTTGGATTTAAATGGTGCAACACGCTACGTAAAGAGTTCGAAGAAAGAGCAGACCAACGATATGTCGAAGGGTGCTGGCGAAGTGCGTGAGGCAAAGCGCTTCATCTACACCGAGGCAGATGGTATCGCATTGAGAGGTTACAACTCAATCATTGTTCTTCCAGACGACAGAGCCCTTGGCTTGCCGGGTGCACAGATGCGCTCAAAGGTAATCAGTTCGGCAACACTTCCTGACGATGCACAGGTAACAGACAAGATGATTATCGCCTTGACCGCAGACTACAAGACCTACAAGAAGGGTTATGTATACCAGGCAACAGTATCGGGTGGTACCGTAACATGGAAGCCGTATACAGGATATACGTCAGTAATTATGTAAGAGACATTTGACATAATAGATTCAAAGGGGCGAAGCGTAGCCAAAACGGCTCCTCCGCTCCTTTTTCAATACAAAAAAATAACAAATAAAAAATACAAAACAATGATAAAGATATACAGGTGGAACGAGTATAAAAACCACGCAGAAGTAATCATGAGGGCACCGGGAGGATGTGCAGGCAAGTTGATATTCGAGAATGGAAATACAGCATTGAGAGTATTGCCGACAGTAAGAGTAGCGAGTGAATTTTGGCAGCAAATAATCGAAAGCAGCAACTATTATAAAAGGGGATTTATACAGTGTGTACAGACCTTCAACGACGAGGAAACAAATGGCGAAGAAGATACGACACAGGAGAACTATAACCCAGTAGAAGACGTTGTATCCTTGCAGCAAGCAGTAGATTTCATTGCAGACAACTATGAAGAGAAGGCGCACACCATAAACGAAGCCTTGAAGATAGCGCACAGCCATGGAGTGGACTTTCCGAACTTGAAGAAGAAAAAATAAGAGGAGGGTAGACTATGGACGTGAGCGAAATACTAACAAGGGTGAAATCCGTTATAGATGAGTTGTCAAACTTAGGCAACCAAGACGTAACAGGTGAGGAGAACACCCAAAACCTTGACAGTATAATAAAAGACAAGATACCATACGCTTTAGAGTGGGTGCTGCAAAATGCACCGCAGAACAAGATAGACAGCAGTATGGTAAGCTCATATAAAGGTGGGAGCAGTGAAGCCGACGGAATATTAAAGGCAACAAGAGGCTATAATGATGTAGTTACGGTAGAACTGCCGGACAGCTTTTTAAGAGTACTGTCGGCAAAGCTAAGCTCATGGTTTTATAGTCCAACCCCAGTAAGTGAATTTTCAGACGTGGCACTGATGCAGCAGGGGAGAACCACAATGGGAAGCCCCGACAAGCCAGCTACGGTGTTGTGCACAGAAGGAGGAAAGAGCGTTTTGAAGATGTATACGGCAGAACCGGGCGATAGCGTGGAAGTCAGTGTGCAGCTGATAAACGCTCCAACCGTAAACAAGAATGCAACAGCCGTAAGCGTGCCAACAAAATTAGAAAAGTCCTTCATCTACTATATAGCATATCTGACATTGCTTGCGTTCAGAGATGCGAGTGCGGCAAGCTTCTATCAAGTTGCGGCAAGCGACTTGGGGGCAGAAGACAAGAACCAATAAAACGAAGAACCAATGAACAAAATACAGATAGGCAACAGCGTTGCCGTAACTTGGAAGATAGATCTGTCGTCGGCAAAAGGCAAGAACACGCTGACCGTAGACAAGACAGAACTATATTTAAGGAATGCCTACGAGATAAAGAAGATAGAGAACTACACGATAAATGATAATGTAGTATGCTTCATCTTTGCGTCAGACACCCAAAAGTATACAGGTACGTACGACCTCGTCTTGAAAGACACGGAGGCAGGAACAAGGTACATCACAAAGACAAATGCCTTTGCCCTTGTGCTCCATGAGATAGAAGAGCGAGGGGCGATAAACGGCAAGGACAGCAGTGGGAACTATGTGGTTGAGTTGGCAGACAAAGCAGTAACCATAAAAGACATAGACGAAGATGCTGGAATATACGTAAGGGTAGCAGCGATAGAGGCAAAGTTGAAAGACGGATGCATACTGACACCAGAAGAAAGGGCATTCTTTAACAATATTCTCTTGGCAAACAAGGACAAGCTCGATACTCTACCGGACGAGATAGTTGTAGATGTAACGGGAACAATAACCGAAGACAAGGTCGCCATCGAAATCGGGAAGATGCAAAACAACGGAGGAGAGGATGGTTACCAAGACTTGAATGAAGTGTTAGACATTGCAGCTGCTACAACAACGAAGGCTGGAGTAATGAGTGCTGCCGACAAGCAAAGGTTGGAGCAAGGGGTAAAAAGCGTAGACTTGAATGATCTTGACAAACTCAACAACACGACAGACGGGGAAGCTGGTAAACCTGTGGTATATGCCGTAACATCAACCAATCCAATCTATGGCAGTAGAAATGTGGGAGTATTACTGTTGTTTAGCGACGACATGGAGCATGTAACGACACAGATACTCACAACACACTGTTATTATGACAGCAGCAAAAAAGCTTTCAATGGGCACACGGACAATAAAATATACCAGTATAGCCGAGTGTACAACAATAGCGCATCGCATGGATTGTCAGACATGGGAACATGGTCAGAATGGAGTCCATTCATTGATGATACGATAGCTTCTATAATATCTATAATGAATAAAAATATATCTAATTTACAGGATGCATTAAACAAAATATCATCATTGTCGGATAGCGAAATTGATGAGGTCTGGAACAACAATTAAATAGGAATATTATGGCAGATGAAAAGAAATATTTAGACAAAACAGGACTGACGAACCTTGTAGGGAAGATCAAGTCCGAGTTATCAAAGAAGGCGAATACGGAAGACGTTCAGCCAAAGGGTGAGTATGCTACATTAGTAGATGGAACAGTTCCGGCATCGCAGTTGCCGAGTTATGTTGATGATGTTGTGGAATTCAGCGGCTTTACTTTAGGGGAAGTATCGGCTAAGGCAATGAGCACCACGAAAACATCGCAAGATCTACTGTGTAGAGTGCAGTATGTTGCCAAAAACAATGTCTTTGTCTTTTATGACGGAAAGGACTTTTATAGTAATTGGGGCGACGCAAATACATGGGGAACTCCGACTACTGGGACATTTACCGGCATGTTTACAACTGGCGGTAGACAACCCGAATCCGGGAAAATCTATGTTGACACGACTACGGGGAAAACATACCGATGGAGTGGCAGCAGCCTTGTAGAGATAAGTGCAAGCCTTGCCTTAGGAGAAACAAGTGAAACTGCATTTGCCGGAGATAGAGGAGTTGCCGTTGAAAAGAGTTTGGAAACAGTCAAGTCCGAGTTATCAAAGAAGGCGAATGCGGAAGACGTAGAAAGTCTAAGCAATGACGTTAAGGTAAACACTGCATCACTGGAAGCAAAAAGTGTAACCTCTATAAGCACTAAAATGGTGGGCGATGTGCTAAATATTGTTGCAACAAAAATAAATGGAGATGAGGCTACGTCATATGTGAGACCAGCAACAACAGGTACGACCGGGCTAATGAGCGCTGAGGATAAAAACAAACTTGACAATACAATATTTGAAGAAGACAAGAGACAGATAGCAGAAAAATCCCGAGTTGAAACCGAGACCTCTCGAGTTGCAGCAGAACAGAGCCGTGTAAGAGCGGAGAACGAAAGAGATACAAATGAAGATTCACGTGTTTCCGCCGAACAGACAAGAGAGCAGAGCTTCACCACCAAGGTCGGGGAAGTGGACACGGCTATCAAAAACTGCAACACAGCTACCGAGGGAGCGGAGAGGGTGGATGCCACCATTACCGAGGCTAACGTGCTGCAAGTTACCGACAGGAACGGAACACAGAAAACTCTTGACCTTGCTGCCGTGGTTAAGGCTAACTCTGTGGCGGAGGATGTGGACCGCATAAAAGAAAGTATGGGTGCATACAGCGACAGACCGGATATTACGCTCACCGCAAAGGAGAACAACGTGGCTATATCGACTGACGGAGTGAAGGTGAGCAAGAGCGGTTGGGCGATTGCGGAGTTTACGGCGGAAAAGGGCAATGAATATCTTTTCAAGCCGAATGTGATTGACGGAAGCGTGTGCATCTTTGCCGAGAAAATAGACAAGGTGGAGAAGCGCGGTATCGACTACACGTATACCTACAACGAGAACGGAACGATAGCAACGGCAACGGCTACATACTTAGGCAAGACGCATATCTATACTTATAGTTACACAACCGCAGATAGCGGAGCAACAGACGTTGCAATTACAGATGAAACGGGGGCTGTTGTAACGGAACTGCCTTATCAATATCTTACCACTGTCGGCTCGTATTCCCCCCTCGTCAGACTTAATGCCGGGGCAGAATTGCCGAAAGACGGGTATTGCCGTTTTATGAGCCACTTCCAGGGTAATAATTCCTTGAAGGTCGCTGTGTCGTACAAGGTGGGCACGGCAGACCTGACAATGAAGGTGGTACGTGATGGTGTGATGGCAAGCATCTCGACGCAGCTGGGCAATATTTCGCAGAAGGAGAATGAAACGCGCTCGCTTGTGATGGACTTGAAAACTGCCGTAGATACATTCGTAGACAAGGATGGCTATGTGGGCATGGCGCGAATGAACGGCGATGCGAGCGGCGATGCGGAAACGACATACGGCACGGCGGAGAAAATTCACACTATGGGAGCGAAGTTCCGTCTGTGTACGGTGAAGAACGGCAAGATTACCCACCGATGCGCTCCGGGCAGACTGACGCTCGACGAGAACGGCGAGGAGGTGAAGATTGACGGAACGGACGGAGATGTGATGCTCTGCGTGGAGGATGGCTTGAACCTGCTGAAAGCCACAAAGGATATTGGCGGAAGGGAAATGAACATCATAGGTATCGGCGACAGAAAGTCTGTATGGTATGGTGTTCAGTCAAAGGAGATTCCTGCCTTTGGTTTCACACCTTGCGCTACGGTGAACGCTAAAATCCTTGACGATGTGCGCTCACAGGCTCACTGCGTGTACAATACAACAGCAATGGGTTCATACGCTAATGCTTTGGATTATAAGATATTCAAGGACGTATACAAGAAGAGCGGTGGCGGATATGCATCCAAGCAGTTCTCTTCCGTTCTGAATATCCAATATGCACAAAACAAGAACGAGGACAATCTGACGTGCAAGCCTTATATGGGACTGCACTTCGAGTATATGGAATGTTTGCTCGCCATGATGTTCTCTGAGATAGGAAGTGTGTGCCATACCAATCTTGACATGTTCGGCGTGGGGATAACCAACAACACGATGAGCGCAAGTCTTTTCAATGACGATGCCATAAGCGGTGTGAGCGGATGGAAGTTCATTACGGCTGACGGAACGGAAAAATATCAGAATTGGTGGACAAATGTATATACAGGTGGACAGACAGCGACTGCCACCGAATTGGTAAGAGGTATTGTCGGCAACGACAGATACTTGTGTGTGGAGATGCTTGAAGCGCAGCGTGTTCTTGATGCCGTAATGAAAGCAGGACTTGCTGACAGGATAGGAAGCAAGAGCAATATATTCCACTATGACGAAAACGGGGATATGGTATGCACGTCTGACGGAAGCGTGAATCTTGACACAGGCGAGGGCATGGAAGCGTGCAAGCACTACTTCGTGATACGCAACGTGCCGAGATGCGAGGGGTTGGCGGACGGTGTGATGACTGCCGTGATAAATTCATACACCAAGTTGGAGTGTTGTGATGGTTTGGTTTTGAACGACAAGACAACGGATATGACAGGCGGAATAGCAATCATGAAGAGAAGCCTGCCTATATATAGAGGCTGGACGTTACCCTATATCGGAGTGTTCCGCCACTTGAACTATGGCTACTACGTGATACGTGTAGATACCGAGGGCGTGGTGGATGTGGAATATGATGCCATTGAAGTAAAGGACGTTAAACCGCTTACGGTGTTAAATAACACCGCTTACGAAGCATCAGGCAAGAATAGCACAGTTCCTATGCTTGAAGGCGCGTCAAAGGTTTACCAAGTGGGCAAAGGCTCAGGTCTTAATGGCGAATTTTGGACAATGAAGAGCAACTACTCCATGGGTTTGTTCTGTTTAAAACAACGAGGCGGAGGATTTAGAACGCATGAAAATGCGTATCTGTGGCTATATTCAACGAATAATCATGGTAATGATAGTGTACAGGTGCACGGCTCCGTTTCGGGTTGCTCTGCGGATAGTGGTCAGGCGTCTGTTCGGACTGCGTCTTGTTTCAACTACGCTGGCTATGGCTTTGTCAACTACGCTGGGGCGTTCGCTGTCCAGCTATAATCAAATTTAAATCGAGAGTAATAAACATTAACAATAACAATAAACCTCAAGCTGCGACTTAGCAAACAATGGGTTTTGGCAAAGGCAATGGCTTCAAATCGGATGCAAAGGGGCGAAACGGCTTAGTGTAGCCCCGGTCCGGGCGGCAAATTAAGAATGAAGAAAAATATTCACATCATACAGGAAAAGAGAAAAACTTTTGCACCTCGGGATCTTAATTCCGGGAATGTCGGTGTGATGTGTAAGGGAGTGAATCCTCCCAAAAGCGAAGGTGGGGAGAACGGCTCCGTTTCGGGTTGCACTGCGAATAATGGTCAAGCGTCTGTTCGGACTGCGAATTGTAACAACAACGCTGGCAATGGCAATGACAACTACGCTGGGGCGTTCGCTGTCGATAAGGATATAATGAAAGGAAGCCCCACATCGCGAGCAGCAAGCTCAAAGATTAAAGACAGCCATACCGCCACAGGTGGGTATGGGCGGTGCGATTACGACTCGTTGCCTTTTATGGGTGATGAGAACAAAGCGGAAAGCAACGCAACGGCTACCGATATGGATGCCGTAATGCAAGAATTGAAGACAGCAAACAGAAAAAGGAAGCTGAAAGGCTTAAAACGTTTCTTCACTAACCGCCTGCTGATAGAGTATGCTTTTGACAGGACGATGGAAAGGACAAACTCCAACACGTCGCTTTATATAGCAAAAAAGAAAGAAATCTGCGCCCGTCTGCGAAAGGAACTCACCGATATGACATATACCCCCGGCGATAGCCACAGGAGAGTGATACACAAGAAGGGAAAGGGTGATAAGAAGCGAAATGCAGACATCTACCCGATGTATGACAGAATAGTTCAGACACTGATACTTATCGTGATAGAGCAGAAATTCCGCAATATGATGATAAGGAATATTTATTCCGGAATAGAGGGAAGAAGTCTGTTGAGTAACGACCGCCGATATTGTATGGTAAACAAAATACGCCATTGGGTTAAGACACATCAGGGCAAGTGGGTGGGTCTTACTGATATTCACCATTTCTATGAAACGCTGAAAATGAAAGTCGTACTCGGCGAAATGTTCAGCGTTATAGTATGCCCATATACACGGTGGCTACTATTGTTGGCTTTCAGCAAGACGGAATATCTGCCGATAGGCGGATGCCTTAGTCAGATAATGGCAATGTTTACAGTTGTTTCGGCAGACAGAGAACTGCTGCGGAGATATAACGTTGAGCTTTTCTGTTTTGGCGACAACAGGCTTATCGGCGGAGCAAAGGCGGAAGTTAGAGAGGCTATGAGCTTTCTGATGTCATATTACGAAAGCAGGTACGGACTAAGTGTTAAGTCTGATTATCAGATGCGTAAGGTGTCTGACGGGTTCCGCTTTTGTAAATATGACTATAAAGACAGTTATGTGCATGTGAGAGCTGAAATAAGAAGAAGGGCGATACGTGCATGGAAGCAGGGCAAACAGCATTATGCAGGGTATAAAGGGATGTTGGATAAGACCGACAGCAAGAGGTTGGAATATCTAATAGAAAACAGATATATGGAACTGGTGAACAAACACGGAATGACCGTGAGAACACAAAGAGGAGATAAAGTGAAACTCCGTGATTTGGCGAATGGCAGCGAGATTGTTCCTGTGGAATATTCAATAGAGCCATCTGAAGCTAAAAGAAAAGAAGGACGCGACGGAAATATGGTAAGGCTTACATATATCCATCTTCTCAACGGGACAAAAAGGCTTTGTCATTCCACGGAGGGGAGCGAAGAAGTAGTAGAGTTCTTCAAGCTTGTTAAAGACGGAATACAGGAGCTTCATCAGCGTTTGCACGTAAAACACGACGGAACAAAAGCTTATTTCGAAGAGTTCCATACAACTAAAGAAGAGGCATGTGAATTAATTTGCAAAAAATTAGGTATATGAAAAAAGAAACAATGCAGTTTGCGGAACGTCAGCCCAAGGCGACAATCTGCAATGGAGGAAAGAAAGTTCTCGTTCTGCTGAACGAGAGGGAAACGGAACGCACTCTTGAACCTATTGACGAACAGGATGCGACCAAAGTAACGGAGTATGCGTATGATGCCTACTGGCTCAACATTAACGGCAAGACAGACGATGATATACTCACGGCAGCAAAGGCGGCGGTGGTGAATGACATTGAGCAGTATGACACATCTTCCTCGGTCAACGGCTTTTCCCTCAACGGCAGCGTCGTTTGGCTCGACAAGGCAACGAGAGTGGGACTGATGAACTCCACGACCATCGCCAAGGCGGCAGGGAACAAAACAACGACCCTGTGGCTCGGAGAGATGAAGCTGGAGGTAGACTGCGACAAGGCTATTCAGCTCCTGTCTGCACTCGAAATGTATGCTTTGCAATGCTTCAATGTAACGGCGGCACACAAGGCGGAAGTCAGCGACATGACGGACATAGACAAGGTACTCGCTTACGACGTTACGGCAGGCTATCCGGCACAACTGAAAATGGAGGTGTAGGCTTATGGAAATGATGGCATTAGCATCCCTCTGCATCATGGTGGGCTATCTGCTTGCAATGGCTAAGAAGTACGGCAGGCAGGAGGTAATCTCGGAATATGCCTACAAGGGCGGTGCATGGCAGTTCAGCCTTAGCATCGGCTTGTCGGCAGCTCTCCTTATGCCTCCGATGATAGAGCGGAGCCCCGAAAATTTTCAGTTCCTCGGCTTCCTCGCTCCTGCGGCGCTGCTCTTCGTGGCTGCTGCACCTCACTACAAGGATGAGGATAGCAAGGTGCACAAATGGGCGGCAATGCTCGCTGCGGTATTCTGCGTATTGTGGGGACTGGTTACGATGCCGGGTGTTCCTGTGATGCTCGCTCTCATCTACGCTCTCATCTACCCGATAGACAACAAGGGACGGTGGATAGATGCAGAGGTCTTCGGGCTTGCTATACCATACATCGTTTTATTGAATTAGGAATTAGGAAAGAGGAATTAGGAATTAATTTGGCTTAATCATGAATAAGGCAACGAAACGAAACATACTGGGCATGGCGGTTTATTTTCTCATCGCCGTGCTTTTCGGGGGCGGAATAGCCCTCTTGGCGATGATAGTCCACGAGGACAACGACAGATGCCACTACAATTCGGGTAAGTTCGAGAAGTGGGATTTGGTGAGAGGATGCATTGCGGTGGGGCTGGGAACGGCTCTCGGGTATTGGCTGAAAGGAGGTGGGGAATGAATGACAAAGAGAAAGAGATGTGGAGGATTCTTGACAACACGATTAAGTGTTGTGCTTTGGAGGTAGACGGGACGGAAACTTTATCAATGACAAGGGATGATGTTCTCGGCAAGAGTAAGGCTGAAAATCTCGTTATGACACGCTGTATTCTCGCCGTACAGCTTTATCGCGCCGGGTATAGCAAGACAACCATTGCTGGACTACTGAATAGAACGACAAGAGCCGTGGCGCATCTCATTAAGCTTGACAGAGATTATACGGACACGTCAAGAGCTTATAGAATAGCAAGCGCACAGGCAACAATTCTGAATAAGGATATTCAGCCGTGCGGCTTGTAGTAATAAAAACGAAATAAAAGAAACGTTCTTTGACTTTATTACGGGTGCTAATTTATTGTGGCGCTTTGTAAACTTGCATATCTTTGCGGCAATCCCAATACCGGGAGAAACCAACACAAAATAAGAGATATGGAAGAAAACAGAGTAACGGAGAAGGTCTACTGTTATGACCATCCGAGTGCGTACAACAACCATGATGCCCTTGCTATTGCGGCGATGGCACGTGAGGGGAAGAATAACTGCGATCCAATGGCAATGATGGCTGCTATGAATGGAGGTATGAATGGAGGGCAATGGAATAACCCGTTTGTCTATCTTGTGTGGATGATGTTCGCTAACCGCTTTTTCGGAGAAAATGGAATGAACGGGCAGAACGCACAAAATGTAGAAATGCAGAATCAGTTGCAGGCGATCCGCTCGCAGATGCAGGACAATCAGAACACAAACGCATTGATGGATGCTATCAAGGGAAACGGATGCAACATTCAACAGCTCGCAGGACAGCTTAATTGCGACTTCAATACCTTAAACGGTGCTATCTGTGATGTACGACAGGGTATCAGCACTTTATCCGGGCAGGTAGGATATGGCGCAGAACGTATAATAAACGCTATTAATCTCGGTGACTTGAATCTTGTGCAGCAACTGAAAGACTGCTGCTGTCAGACGCAACAGAACATCATCAAGATGGGCTATGAGAACCAGCTCGGACAGAAAGACATCATCAACAGCATGCAGCGCGGTTTCGAGTTCAATAACAGAAGTATAGAACGTGGCTTCTCTGCCCTCGGCTATCAGAACGCACAGGATAAGTGCGACATCATCAGAGCCGGGCAAGACAACACGCAGCGCATCATTGACACACTCAATGGACACTGGCAAGCAGACTTGCAGCAGAGATACAACGACGCAAGACTTGAACTCTCACAGCAACGTCAGAACGCAGAGCTCATCGCAGCGCTAAAGACCACAACAACAGCAACCACATAAGGGGTTGAATTAAGTTAGTAATCAACCGCATTGCATACAAGACGTGTGCGGTGCGGTTTTTCGTTAAACATAAATTGACAATATTATGACATTCAGAGAAATTAAACAGGGAAGTACGGTACACATCCTGAACAAGGACGATATGACCGTAACAAGCGGAAATGTACAGGCAGTATCTTTTCCGCACATGGGAAATAATGGAGGCATGGCGGTAGATGTTACCATCGAAACAGACGGTAAGGCTGCAACGTATACCATCCCAGAGAATCTTAGTGTAACCTACGCTAATAATATAGTTTTGGCGACGGATCGGCAAATGTTATCGGGGGAAGTGCAGCGCATGAAAACCGAAGCAGAGAACGCTCTTGCTTCAGTAGAATACCATAAAAAGGTAATCGAGAAGGCTGACGAACTGCTTGCAGAACTTAACCCAGCAATCAGGGAGAAGCAGGAAACAGAAAGACGCTTTTGTAACATTGAGGATAGCGTCAAGGATGTTAAGGGTATGATTAAAACATTACTGGATAAATTGGCATAGATATGAATAGAACGCAGCTTAATGCGCAGATAGCGCAAATCAAAAATGCAACATCTATCGGCGAAAACACAGCGGAAAGGATAGGTACTGTGCTGGAATCACTCACAACACTAATCTTTGACGAAGCGTTTCAGGGCGCTGTATTTCGCGGTTCTGAAACCACAAAAATTGCTGAGGTTAACAGTTGGCTTGATGATGTATCGTTCGCTAACACGGAGAGTGACCTAAAAAAAATCGGGCGTTGCAAGATATATGTAGAGGGTGTTAACCTTGAGGTCTACAATTTTGTTTTGTCATGGGCGTCAGAAGAGGGTTCACAAATGGTGTTCGGTAACGTCGGTATCGTGAATAACGGCAACAATATTACCGTGGGCGGTGGAAACTTCAATATAATATATCGCTACAAACAAAACAAGAAGTGGGGCAAATGGCTGTATGTAACGGGCGTTGCGCCAACGCAACAGGATGCGGCATATATAAACGTTGGCGGTAAGTTGTATGAGGTAGACAGGGAAAAAGCTATTGCAGCCGGGCTGTATAAAGAGGTGAGTACAAAGCAAGAAGGTGAGTTAACGAATGGCACAGAATAGTATAGCAACATCCTCGGGCAAGGCGGCAATCATTACCACTATGGGCGGTGAAGCCTTGACAGCTTTATATGATTTAAGGTGGATGCTCGTCTTTATCGTGGTGCTGATATGTGCCGACTTTTGGTTTGGTGTCAGCGAGAGCATCAAGAAACGGGAGCACTTCCGCTTTTCGAGAGCCGGGCGCAGAACGTGCAACAAGGCGGTGGACTACCTCACGTACTTGCTTGTGGGCGCACTCCTCGGAATGGCAATCTTCGAGCCTCTCGGCTGGACAGACCACACCACAACGGCAGCCGTAGGTTTAGGCTTCGGCTGCATCTGGGAGATAGACTCCATTGTGGGTCATGTGTGCGCCCTGCACGGAATAACAAACCGTTTCAGCGTCAAACGCTTCATCATCTCGCTCATCAAAAAGAAGAACGAGGACGTGGGCGAAGCACTGGAGGATGCGATGGAAGAAAAGTAAAAATAATAAAAATACTAAGGTAAGGAGGGTTAGTATTTTAAAATACTAAGGTTTGTACTAACCTTTGTACTAAGGTATCAAAAAGTTACTAATGGATAAGACGATGAAATCAAGCAACACTCTAATAGAGAAGATTAAGGAATTTGAGGGTTACAAGGCTAAAGCCTACAAGTGCCCTGCCGGGGTATGGACGTGCGGACATGGACACACAAAGGGAGTAACCGCCACAACCACCTGCACCAAAGCGGCAGCAGAGGAATGGTTACGACAAGACCTTGCCCCGATAGAACGCTACCTAAGCGGAACAACAGGCATAGACAATCAGTTTAAGTTCGATGCCTGCGTTGACTTCTGCTTCAACCTCGGAATGGGGAACTTCAGCGGCTCTACACTGCGCAAGAAGATTATCGCCCACGCTCCCGAAAAGGAGATAAGGGCAGAGTTCATGCGGTGGGTCTACGGCGGAGGAAAACGTCTGTCGGGACTTGTGAAGAGAAGGGAATGGGAAGCGGAGAGATTCTTTAAGGAGAGGAGGTGAAAATGGAGAAACGTAAAATTAGCCGTTCTAACGCATTATTTTTCTTTGGCTGGGCAATTGCACCCCTCTTACTTTTTGCGTGCGCTGGCGGCAAATCGGTGGAAAATAACTATAATCAGGCAACATCCGAGGTGATGCACGACACATTGCTCCATTATATTTGGAGTAATGATAGCGTGAGCCGTACTGATAGCGTCTACCATAAGGATAGCGTTGTGTATGTGTACCGGAACGACAGCGTGATGATAGACCGATGGCACACGAGATATATAAAAAAAATGGAGGAATGAAGTTAAAACCGATACTGTCCGAGCGTACATATACAAGTATATTGCGAACACGGACACAATAAGACAAAACAAGATAGAATACAAGGAGGTGAACCGTCTGACGCTGTGGCAGCAGATGAGAATGGGAATTGGCGACATACTGGGCGTCGCTCTAATAATATATGTATTGGTACTTTTTATAAGGTTAAAAGTTTAGGTTATTATTGAGTGCTGCGTCGTGAGATGCGGCATTTTTCTTGCCTAAAAGCAAAAATTTGCAAAATTAAATAGTTGTATAGCATACAACTTTTAAAAAATGCAAAAGTATTAATACTTTTTACTAAACCGCTTGTTTGTTCCGAAAAGTATTAATACCTTTGCATTGTCAAAATAAAACAATAACAATCAAATTCAAAACAAAATGGAAACAATAACAAATTACAAAAAATTAGATTTACAAGGCTCTGTAATGTATAACGGAGAAGAATCGTATATTGCTTATGCAGTAACAAAGAGTAAAATGTTCAAAACGGCAAAGGGAGCAAACGCATTCATGGTTAGAAATGGTTTTGAAAAAATCTAAAAGAGAACGGAGGGCTAACCACCCTCCAAATAATTAATCAAATTCAAAAATTAAAGTCATGAAAAAGTCAAATTTCTTAGAGTTCACAACAAAGTTCATTAACAGCAACTTTCGCATCAAGGTTTTTGGTCGTGATGAGAACGGCAAGAAGATTAATACACTGATGGGGGTTTCGGGTATCGTAAGATTAATTGGTGAAGAACTCTTCAATAAGTTCATCAAGAGAGCACTTAACTGCATGCTTGACAAGTGTGTATGTAAGCTGAGAAGAGGACTCCAGGTAACGTTGTATGCAAAATAATGGGAGGGAGAAGAAATGACAGAAATAAATGCAATAAGGGTGCTTGTAGTAACGATAGTAGTTATTGGGATGATGTACAAACTGCTATACGACATGTACTTCGGGAAATAAATACGACCGTGAGAGTTCGAGGCTCTCGTCCACGTTCAAGCCGTGGCACGGAACTATACTTGCGCAAGATGGTGGAAGTGATTTGCGGTTAGAAGTTACCTTTGAGCCGACCACCTAAAAAAACGACTGAAAGCGGAAATCGAGAGCCAACTCCCTTAGTCGGAAACCGAGGAAAACGTAACCAACCCGAGTGTAGGCGGAAAATTCTTGCACCGACAAAACGTGGTGAAGTCGGAAAATCACACGTCAGCTTTGCATCTGATAAGACAGCAGCTCTATATGCGGAGCTTAACTGCAAAAGCAAGGCTGCATAACGCTTGCAGACGTAGGGCGCACAACGTACACCGTGCACGCCTTCGGGCTTATCGTATAATCAATAAAAACAAGGAAATGAAAGAGCATTACATAACACGTTGCCAGCTCGGGTACAAACTTCGTTCCGGCTGGAGGGAGATAGAATTCCCAACGAAGTGGGAGGCAGAGAAATACGCTGAAGAATACAGGAAGTCGGGCAGAACAGCTTACGTTACAGTAAGGGGGGAATATAAGGAGTACATTGACCCGGATGCGGTGAGAGCCGACAAGGTTGTTGCCGCTTATGTAGACCGATTTTTCAAAAATTTCAAATTTTAAAAAATAATTGAGAAAATACTTGCATAATTCTAAAAGTATTAATACCTTTGCATCAGTTAAGAACAATAATTAATCATTCAGCCCTCGACATCACGGTAAAGTCAATTAATTATGAAGAAAATAGAATTTGTTGGAGGTATTGCGAACGAACTTGCAGAAGTAATCAATGAAAACAATATACATATTACCTGTATTGAAGGTAATGTATGTGAGATAGATGATGATAATTTTGTCAAATTGCAAGCAGTTTGCCCTGCCGCATTCGATGGCAATGATATAATAGTAGTAACAGAATAATTACCATTAAACGCTGCGCTATCGGCATGACGGGTACTTATATGTATACAGTGAAGATAATCGAAAACCGTTGCCCCCACATTGTAATCCAATTACAAGATGCAAACGGGCGAGAACAATGGTGGGTAATGAGTATGCTGGACTACGATGTTTTGTGCAAAAAATATAACACACAAAATTTCTGTGGCGTTGAATTAAAATCGCTCCCCGAACGTGGAAAATTAATTAATGAGTTTGATTTAGCTTTCCTATAATATGACAACAGAATACAAGAAAGGAACAAAGAAAGGAACAGGCAGAACGCAGAAGCTCGTCGGGTTCTATATAGATGATGATCTAATCGATTTCATTAAGCAGTTTCCGAACAAATCACGGCTCGCGAACATGCTTATAAGAAAATACAAAGAAGAATATTTTGGCGGTAATAATTAATTCGTTACCTTTGCACCGAATTTGATTAATTATTGTTGGAATTTTCTTCGACTTTAATTTTACTCCCACGCCTTGACAACGTGGGAGTTTTTTATTTCTTGCCGTACAGGACGAAGTCTGCGACACGCCTGTTGGCTACATCCACTTTTTTCTGGTCGAACTTGATATATATATCCGTTACCGTATTACCGCCATGCCCGAGGGCTGCTGCAATAGTTTCCTTCGGTATATCAAGGCTCGCAGCAATGGTCGCCCACGAATGACGCGCGTAGTATGTTGTAACACCGGGCATAATGGATTGCAGGACGTTATTCAGCTTTGCGGCAAAGTTCCGGTAGTCCCGGCACGTGTCGAGCGGTGATAATAGATGATGCTCTCCTTTATACGCCTTAATCAATTCTTCAGCCTCAGGTAAAAGTCTAATTGAGTAAAGACGGTGCGTTTTCTGTCTGTTGTATTCAATATGCCCGTTCTGCATGCTATCAGTAGCGAGCAGCAACATATCCCCGATATTAATACCAATAAGCAAGAACGAAAGTTTGAAGAGGTCGCGATACTTCCGTTTCCATTCTGGAATGTCAGTATTGAAGATGTACCGCAACTGTTCCGGGGTAAGACTACGCTTCGGCGTTTCCACGGGCTTAATACGATACCTTCTGAATGGATATAAGGTTGTCAGTTCTTCATCTATTGCAGCGTTGAATACGGAGCGTATATTACGGAGATGGATATTACGAGCATTGACTGACGGAGAATCCTTCGCAAGCCACAAAAAAAACCTGTCAAGCCATTCTCTTGTAATATCCTCAAACTTTAATTCTCGGGCATTCTCTGCGAAGCGATCTATTTTCGTCCAGGTGGCTGCGTACAACTCTTTTGTACGTCTTGCCCGGTGACTCTCACCGAACTTCTTGAAGAACTCGGAGAAGGTGGAAGGGTCGACCTCGGAAGGGCAAACAATTTCGTTAAGTTTGTCCCGAAGTTGTATAGCCGTATATCTCGTTCCGTCGTTATGCGATATGAAGTCAAGCAGGGCTGATTGATATGCGGAATAGAAAGAATTAAGCCGTGAAGTAAGCAGATTCTTGCTCGGGTGATTAATTACACGTTGTCGCACCTTATCCCACTGCCCTATCTCAATTTTGATAGGCAGAATGATGTAAGCCGTATTCCCGTTATTGCCAACGGCAAGGGTTACGTTGTAGAGCCCGTTGGCTTTCGGGCGGCGAATATCAAGATATAATTTAAGCGTTGCCATATGTGTACGAGTTATGTACGAGTTTTTTGCAGCAAAAACGTGCAAAGTTAAGCAAAATAATGCAGGTTGAATAAGCCTAAATAGCGCCTGAATCGCCGATAAGCGCTTGTCGGGATGACTGGACTCGAACCAGCGACCACACGCCCCCCAGACGTGTACGCTAACCTTGCAATTATCTATTATTCAAACGTTTAGCGTGGCGCATTTTGACGTGTACGAGTTATGTACGAGTTTTCCTCTCTTACTGTACATTCCACCATGCCCGGTAAGTAACCACGTTGCACTTATATTATACCTCTCGACGAGAAGAGCGAGCCACGAGGGGCGTAACATTCCCCGTGTGGGGTCTTTCATCTGTTTGCTGAAGTTTCCCTTGTCGATGCCGATAACCCGGTAGACTTCGGCAAAATTTTTAATGCTGCCATCCTGTTTCATTGCAACGAGCGCATCCATGAAGCGCTGCGTTATTGCCGTGTTCGTTTCTTCTGTATTCATATTATTGACCTTGATTTTGCGCTCTCAATGATTTGCGCCATCCTTATGTTATACTTCTCCCGTAAGGCTTGCCAACGTTGTACGTCCTGTAATGTTGGCTGCCATCCATTCAGGAGCCGTTGTTGCTCGGTTGGCTGCATGAATGGTATAAGTCGGTTAAATGCAAGAATCTTAGAAGCCATCGCGGAAATCTTTTTTGGTGTTTAACGCCTTGTCTATATTGACAAGAGCCTTACCGAGTGCCTTCCCCACTTTGTCCTTCGAGAACTCATCTTCAAATGGTTTCCCGTCCGTCTGCAACCTGTACTTCTGCACTCCGTCTGCAACTATCTTTTCGAGTTCTTCGCGACTTACAGAATATTGAGCGAGTCGTGAGTATGAGGTTGCTGTCCGATAGCCAATATCAGCGAAACGTGCATCAGCATCCGCAACGGCTCTTAACTCTATTGTTTCCCCGGCAAATGTTCTCAGCAGAAGTAAGCTCCCAGTCTTGATGTAGTATGGTGAGTGTTTGAGTGCATCGATACCTATAATATACTTCACTCCATCCCCGAGGACTGTCGCAGATAGTTGGAACGAAGTATAAGACAGGCTCAGGGCTCCGCCCGAATTACAGCGCACGCCATAAGTGGTGATTGTCCGCGTGCCATCAGGCTCTGAAACATCTGAACTAATCTTCTGTGCGCTGGCGCACAATGATATTGCCGACAGACAAATTATAAGTAACTTTTTCATTTTCTTTTGAGATTATGTGAAACAAATTCCGCCCATGCCTTCCGCTTGATGAAGAATGCAAACAGGGTGATGCCTATTATAACCGCAGACCATCTTAACGGCATTAGCCACGATCCGAAGCCAATGGTGCGCTGATAGTCTATGCAGAACGTTATGAGCACTCCATATGTAATGAATGCCCGATGCACCCAACAGAAGCCAAAACCGAAACTGATGATAATCCACGCCACGAAACCAAACAAAGAACAGTCATATATCCACTGTGTCAGTGTGGAACGGATGCCGCACAGAAGTAATATACAGTGCAACATCATAATGAGCGAGCCGAACGGAGGAATAACGCCAACAGCTACCCGGCTTAACATTATCAACTTGTGCGCGCTGCAATGGCGTACAGTAACAAACTCTAAACGTGTAATCAAATCATCAGTCATAAGCCTTGTATTGTTGTATATATTGTTCTATCTCGCTTCGAGAAGTGTTATTAAACGCTCAACCTGCCGTTGAAGGAAGTCATTCTGCTTCCTAAGCGTTTCGTTCTCCTTCTGGAGCGCTGCCGTACCGTCTATCGTACTATTAATCGCCGCCACAGACTGTGTGCCGCTTGCAATAGCCTGCTGTCCGGTAATTAATCCCTCTTGCTCGTCGGTAAGAGGAGGACAGCATGTATTGATGATATTATATATCTTCTCCCACAGGTCTGTTTTTACGGATTTTTTCGTAAACTTATTGGCGAGATTCTGCGGAGTTGTTCCCAGCTGCCTCGCAATCTCCGAATAACTCACTCCCGACTTCTTTATATATAATTTAAGTTCTTCGCCCGTCATAGTGTAAAGATTTTAAAATATTAAACGTAAAAATGAAAATTAATTCACTAAACGCTTGATGATTTAAACTTTTTGATGTAAATTTGCATCGAAATTTTAAAACAAAGTTTAAAACCTTGTTTGCAAATTTAAATAAAAATTTTAAAACTCAATAGCAAAATGGGAGAAAAATTTAAAACCCCTCGTGAAATTGAGCGCGAGCAAACGCATCTCGCTATTGTATCGAGATATAGACGATACAGGCAGGATAACCCAAAAGCGACTCCAGCAAGAGTTATGAGGGTTCTTGCTCAAGAGTACGGATATACCGCACAGGGTATTCGTAGTATCTTAATTAGGCACGAGGTTTATGGTAAGAAAAATTAATCAAATTCAGAAATTTATGAAGAAGTTAAAGAAAATTTTGACAAATGATTGGGTAATGGTGTTACTTGGTCTTTCGATTTTCATGTTTGAGATCTTTTGGATAGGAGGAGAATGATATGACAGCATTGGAACCACGAGTAAGTGAATACGGGCGCTATAATGTGACGCAAACGTGTGCGGCTCTCGGCATACATCGTAATACACTTAAGAGATACACGAACGAGAGGAAGATTAAAGCATCTATCAGCAGATTGAATGGTAGGCTGATATATTCAGGTGCAGAAATTAAAAGAGTATGGAGGGCAAGAGTATGACAGGCTTAGATAAGTTTCTCCTCCGGTGTGTAGAAGATATTACCACCGCAATATTAGTTGAGAAGGCTGACGGTAGCTATCCTTGCGAAGCCGAAACAGCGGTGCATACTAACGATGGTTGGATCGAGATATATGTTTCTCCGGTTGACGGTAAGCGAGTAGATGTACTTCATAATGGAAATGTCAACAAGCGCTCAGACAATCTCACTAATGCGATATTGGAAGTAATACCAGAATGGGGGGATGTTGAGGAAGAGGGTCATGAATACGGTATTGATCCAGGATTCGCGTCTTATTCCGACTATATAGATTACAAGCATAATTAATTCAGATACAGATATGAGCAACGAAGTTATAACAGTAGAGCAGCCGACAATGCTGGCAGCTCTTAATCAAAGTGAGATAGATTGCCAAATTGCAACTGCGCACAGGTTCCCGAGAAATATTGAGAAAGCTAAACAGAAGATGTTGCAACTTGCAGCAATGGATAAGGACACGGCTTATAATTGCTTTTATCATTTGGAGCGCAATGGCAAGGATGAACACGGTAACCCGGTAAAGAATGTAATTGAGGGTCTTTCTGTGCGGATGGCGGAGATTGTCGCAACATCTTGGGGAAATCTAAGAGTGCAGAGCCGGATCATTGGCAACGACGGAAAGATGATAACCGCGCAGGGCGTTTGTCATGACCTTGAGAGCAATCTTGCAATCAGCGTTGAAGTCAAACGCAGCATCTGCGGTAAATATGGAACATTCTCGCAAGATATGCAAGTCGTAACTGGTAATGCAGCAAGCGCTATTGCCTTCCGTAATGCCCTCCTGAAGGTAGTGCCACAGGTGGTAATTGCAGATGTAATTCAGTGCGTCAAGGCGAAGAGTCTGGAGCAGATTAAAAGCATCGGTATCAGCGAGAGCTGGAAGAATTGCGTACATGCCTTTCAGTCGTTCAAAGCCAACGAGAATATGTTGCTTAGCTACTTGGGCAAAACAGTGGAGCATATTACGGCAGAAGATATACAGAAGCTCGGTGGCGTATACAACGCAATCAAGGAGGGCACGACATCAGCTGCAGAGGTCTTTACGCTGCCGAAGGAACAAAGCAAAATAGCGTCAGCTGCACAGACTAAAGCGGAAGCCGCACGAGCTAAGGCAGAAGCTGCGAAGAAGAAATAAAAGAATTGGCGGCATGACGTTGGAAGCGGTTAAAATAAGGCTCCATAAACGGATGCACGAAACTTAGGACGTGCCGCCATTTTAAGGTTACAACTAAAGCTAAATAAGGGGCAAGCAGCCGCAGGGAAGACCCCATCCCCGATAAGTACACACCCGTCTGCACTGGATAGTCGGACGGAACACTCAGGAATTTTGGCGGTGGCTGCTTATTTGGTGAAGCCCGACACGGGGAACAGGTAGAGCGTGTCATGAACATGGTGTCGGCAGACATAAATGGTCTGTTGCGTATTGGAATCTCGGAGCGAGGGAGTTCAATTCTCCCCTTCACCACGATGCACGGCGGTGCTTATCATAGTAATATTATTTAACTACTTTAAGAATCATTTTTGAGCGAGACCGCTGCGAAGTTCTCTCGCCTATTTGCCGAGCCTTCTGCGGGCAACAGGTAAAGCGCAGAGGAATAAGACACATCCCATTCGTGGGACTATCGAAAAGCGTAGGAACGAGGAGGTTCAAGTCCTCCAATCGGCACACTCTATGTTTGGTAAGCATGGCTTTTAAATCACGGGTAACGCCGTGAGCCTTTCGGGACGTGTATAGCTAATGTTATTAAACATGTTTCAATCGGTTGGCTGGCTATGGCGGTTCGATTCCGCCCACGTTCCCTACTTTAAGTAGTTTGTTTTAGCGTATTTTCTCTCCGGTTCGTGAGAATAGGAGAGCTTTCAAGGAGCGGTGCTGTCGCCACAAGGTAAGGGGCAGATGAACTATGATAAGCCGCAAGGGAACAAGCGGTTCGGACTGGAAATTCTCGCACGAGTGGGTTCAAATCCCACAGCTCCACATTTATTGTTAATATATAAATGTTTTCATGTTGATAAAAGAAAGAATAGGTTAATCATGCACAGCGGTGCTTTTTATGTTTTTTCATAGGTTAGAATTTGCTTCGATAGGCAAATCCGTGAGGATAAGCCTATTCTGGTCGCACAAGTGGCAGCAGAACATAAGGATGTAGCCATAATGATATATCTGCTGGCGGTTCGATTCCGTATGCGACCACTATTTAATCAAATTCAAGAAACATGAGTTGTACAGTAATTAGACCTAAAGACAGAGCCGAGTGGCTCAAGTATCGCGAGAGCGGTATCGGTAGTTCGGAAGTAGGTACACTTCTCGGACTTAATCCGTTTGAAACACCATATCAGTTGTGGCGAAGAAAGAAGGGGCTTGATGCACCGAAAGAGGAAACATTCGTAATGAAGGCTGGGCACTACCTTGAGGATGCGGTCAGCAAGTTCTACGAGGACGAGAGCGGAAGGCAAATCATTAAGCGCAGCGCAGGCGATTGGATGATTATAGACAATGAGAAGAGTTACCTCCGTGTATCTCCTGACCGTCTATTTTGGCTTAACCCGGAAGGCAAGCGCAACGAGGCTAACAAGGGTATATGTGAGTGTAAGACAACACAGATGAAGGTAGATATCGACAACATCCCCGATCACTGGTTCTGCCAGCTTCAGTATCAGCTGCATGTTGCCGGGTATGAAATGGGCTCACTTGCATGGTTGACACAAGGCAGGGAGTTCGGATATTGTGATATTGAACATGATGAGGAGTTCTGCAAGTGGATGATAGGACAGATAGATGAATTCTGGTACAATAATATCATCGGTAACGAGGAACCGCCTGCATACAATGCTACAGATGTGATGCTAAAGTGCCCTCGGCACATCGAAGGCAAGACGGTAGAAGCCACGAAAGAGATTATACAGAAGCTTGACAGGCTGCATGAGATTAAGGGAATATGCAAGCCGCTGGAGAAGGAAGCAGAGGAATTGACAGACGACCTAAAAATGTTCTTTGGGGATGCCGAGAGCATTATTAGCGAGGATGGTAAGGTGCTTGCAACGTGGAAGGCTCCGAAGCCTAAGTTAGTGTTCGATAAGGTTCTCTTTGAGAACTCAGTCGGGGCGGAGGAGTTCGGGAAGTATTGCCACGAAACACAAGGCGCCCGACGCTTCATGATAAAATAACCCCCGAATAAATTTGTACCTTATACAACTTTTTACTAAATTTGTAGCGTCGAAAAAACAGAGGTAAATGAAAGATATTCACGCACATACAAGTACCCTTGTTACAGCTATAATGGCTGCAACGGCTTACTTTGTTGGCTTCGACAGAGGGCGACTTGTATGTGCTTATATTACGAGCTGCTATGCAAGATAAAATCATCCTGTTCACTTCGTACTGGCAGAGTATAAAAGACTTGCCTGATGAACAATTAGGCAAGCTGATGCGCGCCGTATTCACCTATCAAGAGAGCGGTGAAGCCTTGCCACTTGATGGAATCCTTGAGATGGCTTTCCGCTTCATTCGGCAACAGCTCGACACTAACGAGCGTCAGTACAAGGAAAAATGCGAGAAAAACCGCGAAGCCATACGTAAGAGGTGGAAGAAGAAAAATACAGACGTATACGAACGTATACAGACGAATAATAAAGATACGAACGAATACGAACGTAAAAAAGTTATACCTAACAATAACAATAACAATAACAATAACAATAATGTATCTAAAGATACAATTAAGGAAGAAGAGCAAAGCTCTTCTATGTCGGGAAGTCCCGACCCCGAGGGAAAGTCGGATATAAATTTTGACGAGTTGAAGAAATATTTCAACGAGAAAATGGAGGGACAACTTATCCCGAAGATAGTTACTTTGTCAGACAGGAGAAAAAAATCAGTAAGAGCAAGGGTGCGAGAGAGCGGCAAAGATGCCGTTAAGGTTGTAATCGACAAGTCTGCAGCTTCCGACTTCATGAATGGCAAGAACAGCAAAGGTTGGGTGGCTAACTTCGATTGGATTTTCTGTCCGTCCGGGTTCGAAAAAATCCTAAATGGGAATTACGACAATCGTGATAAAGAGCCGAAAGGTGCTGAAAAGGGAATGATAATACACAATACGGCAGATAAAGACTATACGGAGGGGGCTTGGTAATATGGAGAAGGATACAATCAGAGAAACCGTAAAGAAGCTCGCTTTAACCGGGTTTCCACATGCGAGCCGAGTATATGTCAAGATACCCGAAGCGCGCAAACATCTAACAGACGGTTTTAAGTACTTTCTGGGCAAAGATGCAAAGTGGACGAGTAATTACGAGACTGTAGCCGACTGGCTGACTGATAATCACGGCAAAGGTCTTGCGATGCTGGGTAATTGTGGTACTGGAAAGACGGTAATCGGGAGTAAGATAATACCTGTAATGCTTTATTACTACTGTCAGCGCTTAATGTGCTCGCAATATATTGCAGGCGAGATTAACAAGAAGGCAGACGAGATTCTACGTAAGAAAATAATATATATAGACGACGTCGGCGTGGAGAGCATTCTGAATAACTTTGGGAACAAGCGCATTATCTTCTCGGAGATAGTCGACGCAGCCGAACGGCAGGGTAAACTACTAATTATCTCAAGTAATCTCACGGCAGCAGAGCTCGAAGAGAAGTACGGGGAACGAACTATCGACCGATTGAAAGCTATTACGAAGTTGGTTGTGTTTCGTGGAAAATCAATGAGAACGTAAAATTAGCCGTTTTAACGGACTTAAATCAAAAAAGTGGTAAAGTTGTACGGCAAACGAAAGAAAAGCCGTCAGAACGAATATTTTAACAAAATAATTAAATTCAAAAATTATGAACAAACAAACAATTACATTCACGCCGCAGGCGAACTTCCGAAGGGGGGCGCACTGTTTGGCAAAAGGTGCAGTATTGGTAACGTGCTCTATTGGAGGACTAATCAATCAGGTAGTTAGTAGATACCCGTGGGCAGTCGTAGCGTTAACGCTCGTATCATCATTAACTATTAGCTTTGCATGTATCAGCAGCGCACGTTCGGAACGTGATGCAACGAACAAAAGGAACTACGAGCTGCAACAGAAAATAGAGAGGTTGCAGATGGCTAAGGACGCAAAAGCAGAAGTGTGATATGTCTGCACAGATTAATTACAGCATAGAGAATATGACAAACGTAATACTAACCACCTTCCTGATAGCAGCAGTGCTCTTTCTGTATTGCGCCCTATCAGGAGGAAATAAAGACAAAGAATTATGAAGAACTTCAGTTTAATACAAGCAAGCGCAAATGCAAGCGGAGTCTTCGTTGACAAGCTTCAGGAGATTGCCGAAGCTGGATTTAAGCTAAGCTCACCGAGTGGAACGGCGGTGAAGATGCCGATGGTCAAGGATGGCAAACTTCGGAAATACTGTGAGAACATCACTATCTCCCTTACAGGTCTTAACGACCTTGTACACTTCATAGAACTTGTGGGCAAAGTGATAGTGGGAGTTGATACATTAACCATTTATGACGATTACGTGGAATGAATAAGCAGATATACAGATACATGT